CCAATCAGTTCTTCAACGATGACCGAGGCTAGTGTGGGCGTGTCCCAGGTCTTCGTCATCTTCGTCGCACGAGGCGAGGCATAACGCACCAACGGTGAAAGTCCAGTAATCGTGCAGGTCTCCGAGTAATTCCCTGCGTCATCGATCTGTCGAGTGAGATTACGGGTATCCACGATCAAGTGATAATCCACATCGAGGAGATGCAGAATGAACGGCGTATCTCGTGGAAACTTCTGATACTCTTGCGCATCTTTCAGAGTGACTTCCCCTTGGTAATACGAGGAGTCTTCATCACAAGATATCGATAAGGCAAGAAATTCAAGGTCGGCCATTACACCCTCACGTAAAACAGACTGTCCATGAAGGTAGGTGTCGTGGTGTTCGAGCGATACCGCGCTTCGTGTAAACGATGAATGGAGGTGTCCGAGTTCCAAGCCGTCGTATGGAATCGTTCATGGGCTTCAATCGATTTCCACAAAACATCGTGTTGCCGACGAATCGCCGGACTCCATGTCCAGGAAATGGTATGGAATGACGAGGCGGATGATGCTCCACCCAAAGATTGCCAACTCGTTTCGTGGAGATAAGCAGCGGAGGTTGATCCACCCAAAGACTGCCAAGTGGTTTCGTGTAATCTATAATCCGATACTAATTGAAACGATGCGTAATCAACAGTGTGAAAAGCAGAATCACTCGATGCACTCCCCACCGAGGCCCACGAGACTTCATGGAGATGATTCGCTGCCGTTGCACTACCCACCGAGGCCCATGAAACGGTGTGTTGAATCTGATCCACACTGGATGCCAAAGATTGATAGTGGGATTCGTGAAGAGCAAAAGAGGAGTTTTCCCAAGAGACTTCATGTAAAACTTGAGCCAGGCTGTTTTCCGATTGATAGGCGGTTTGATGAATTTTGAAATGGGGGGTCCAATAATAGCTTTCGTGTAAAGCCTCGGCTCCATAAATGAGTGTGGGCGTAATAGAAGTAAGAGCAAGAGCAGTGGTCGCTTCCAAAGAGACATAACAACTGGCACTGGCTTCATTCAGTGGAAGAGCTACGGAAGTCGCTTCGACAATCAGCGGAGAAATAATGACCGGATGAATTGGATCGAGAGGCAATTCATCCGGCAATGGAGCCACTGCGTAAGGATTAAGAAGATGCACCGCCCCCGAAAAGAACGAGGAACCCCGACCACTGATCGGAGTTAATACGGACTCCCGGAGGCGAATGGTCATAGCCCTAACGCTCCCATCATTACATGATCCGTCGGCTGTGAAATCGGCATCAAATTGCGATCCCTCAAAACATTTAAATAGGTGGTTTCGGCATCACCACTGACCACTGAAAATCCAGTGGGAGGCGTGTACACCAGATCATCGGTGTGGGTTAACAAGGTCACTTTTTCAGCAATCGCCCCGCCTGAACCGTCATCGGAAGAGATGAAGAAAGGATTGATCGAAGAGGGCAAGTCCGCGTACACCGGAGCCGTGTTGTTTTCTGGATCGCCCAACAAAGACCATTCTAATTCATAAATCTCCAATCCTTCATTATACACCCCCGTCGCCCAATACAACCAGTTTCCGTTCAAACCAATCCAAAAAGTTCCATCCGAACGGTCTCCCGCCAATTGCACAATATCGTTAGTGGCTAAAGTCGTTATCGGGTTGATCCCATCCAACGACAATATCCGATAAGTGCTTCCATTGGAGGCGTAAACCACCGGATTGTCATAACTTGAATCCCATGTATAACCATTAATGTCAAGACTGCCGTTAAACATTTGATGCAGATGCCAACAACTCGTATAAATCGAGGCATCTGTAAGACTGGTCGAATTGGGAATCACGCCGACCGCTCCATATTGACCGGCAATGACATTCAATTTCATCTCCAAGTACCACCGATCAGGAACAATGGAATACTCCCCTTTGGCCTTTACGTAGTGGCCCGATACGGTTTCAAGAGTGGTGTTGAGATTGGAAAATATCCAAAAATAATCCGCCCATGCCGTGTACTTTGCAGCGTACCACGCATTGTCCACATCCCATGTCATCAGTGGCAGATCGCCGCCTCCGCCACTGATCGTCAACACCTTCACTGGGATCGAGAACATGATTATTCCTCGAAAATAATTTCCGCCGCCAAATCCGAGGAATCACCGACCGAAGTCACCGCAATTCCCAAATAACCGCCTCCCGCTAAAATCAACTCTTGACCCAGCGGAAAGATCTTTTCATACGACGATTGCAGGCGCTTGTACTGAAAGGTTGTTCCAGAAGCCGGTTCCACACTAAAATTAGTGAATGCCGTGGTTTGGATGGTCTCTGCTGCGCCAATCGTCCACTTGACCGGAGTCAACGTCGTTCCTGAAGTCCCCGCATCGGTTTGGGTTAAAACTTTCACAATCAAATCTTTGACAATAATCCCCCCCATGGTAATCGAGTAACCTTTGATCTTGACTCGATGATTCGAGGCGGCTTTAATTTGCAACACGGTTTCTTGCGTATCGGCTGCAAGAGCTTGTGTTCCCGAATTCACAAAACAGTCTAAACCGGCCATACCGTTCTCCTTAAAGCGTAAAAACACCGTTGGACATACGCACTAAAAAATCAATGCTGGATAAATTGATGTCTGTACCTCCAGAAGTGTCGTCCCACAAGTAATGACACACCAGCGCATCGGTAAGTCCGTCCACGGTTCCCGTTCGTACAATCACCCCTTGTCGAAAAATATGGGTGAGATTTGTAAAAATGACATCATCAGCAGACACTTTGGTGTTATCACTCCAACACGTTAACGTTTGTCCGCCCGTGACATAATTCCCGGTGGCAGCAATCTCTGCCGATGAGCAGTCTGTCCAAATTGTATGCGTATCACTGAAGTTGTAGCTGGAATTCAGCAATCGCAACTGGAAGGTATCTGCATCCCAATTCCAGCTTTTTTTAAAGCGGCGATTGGTATGCGCGTATTTCGTTAAGACCGTCGCCATAATAATTTCTCCATTAAATGACTGAAACAAGAAAAGGTTTCGTAAGCGTGTTCAAATGATCCGCGACTTGAGGATTGGAACTCACAAAATGATTGATCGTGGTGTAATTAACCACTTGGACGCCAAGATTTCTGGGAATAATAATTTCATCTACTTGATGGCAACGCATCGAGAAAACCCAAGAACCTTCGTATTCAGCAAAACAGACACCTAACAGATTTTCATAATAATACTTAGGCCGAGAGCCGACATTAGCCATAATGGGGTACTCGTAAAGACCTTCAATCGCTTGACGAGTATAAATTTTCAATCGATCTGTAATTGGAAGTGGATACGCAGCATCTTGAACATATAATGTAGAATTTACAACAAAAACCTTGCTTCTTAAGTCCACGAATCTGTTTTTTGTATACCACTTTCCAGTAGAATATTCGCCATACGTAGATGATTCAACAGAAGCCGTATAAAGCGGTAGATCAGGATAAGTAAAAGCATAGTGATTAGTACCCAAGACTCTTCCAGGAGTTTCTATTAAACTCAATGGAATATCTCTCCAATCATAAAAATAACTAGGAATAGGGTTACTGGAAGTGAGATTACTACGTATCGAAGCTTCCGGCAAAAGAACACCATTTAGAAAATAATCCATATCAAGAGAGTTCGTTGACGCATAACGAACAACCGTTAAAATTAACTCCTGATCCGAATAATCAACGTGTTGCGCTCCATGAATAACAATATTTCCTCCTTGTCCTTCTACTTCCTCAAGAGAAAAAGCACCGTCTTCATAGCGAACGATTTGCCTACGTGTACCCCAATAAGGCTCAGAAGGTTTGTAAAGATACAGAAGAGTGATGGCTTTTTTTCCATCACGACTGGCAAAAAAGGATTGAAGATAGGTGCCTTTGATTGAATAATCTTCTGAAAATTGATGGGTTGCAATAACTGTAAAATCACTGTCTGCTGTATAAGACTCATAATTTTTTGATGGATGAAATTCAGCTTCCATTGCTTGAAACCCATTATCTAGCTTAACAAAAACCAACAAATAAGTTTTGCCGTTGGATTCATGCAAACAGGCCCCTAAAACATTTCCAAAATAAATAGAACGCCCTTTGAAGTATAAATAACCATTAATCGTTGGCATATAACGATGGTTTTCTATCGAGTTCCAACTTAAAACTTTCCATGACTCATTGCCTTGCCAAGTGCAATTTCCGGCCTGCAACCAGTGAGGCGCACCCATGAAGACTTGAGAATAGTAATGTCCTGCTCTTCCAATATCCAGAAGCGCCCAATTTTTATGCCAACTGGATCGATTTTTAATTAAATTAGCGTAATGAGGAGGCGAAGCAATCCATTCGTCAACCACGGCCCGCGCAATAACTTTTGCTTGTTCTTCTTGTGAAGATGCTGAATTAATCTCAATCGACGGATGGTAAAGCAAGTTTTCACCATACCACCATTTAAAGCCATTATCATCCAAAGGAAATTGTCGGGTTTTTTCTATTCGATCTTGACCACTAACATAATCTTCTGGATACTCGGCGCTGTCATGCGCCAATACTTCTGCTTTTTTACAAAACTCTGCAATCCATTGAGCCGGTGAATACTCGCCGCGTAATGGTGTTAAGAACGGTGCGCTAGGGCGCAACTCATTCGAGTAGACGAGAATGTAATGCTGCACCATTCGATCTAAACGGTTCTCAACTTTTTCGCCTTCTTCGGGTAAATAGACGACATGTTTTGGTTCATGAAGAAACCAATCGGTTTTTACTTCTTCTGGATAAGCGAGTTCGTATGAAGCTAAATTCTTCGGAAGCTTATGTTTTAAAGTTCCCGTAATCTTTTTACCGGAAAACTTACCTTCTTTTTCTTTCGGATCTTGATTCTTCTCGGTTGCTGCAACACCAAACGCCGGAGCCACTGGACGTTCAGCAGGGGGCCAAGTCTTGATGAGATGATCGGAAGTCGAAATACGATCCTTTTCTTCAAATCGTGAATCCGCTCTCAATTCGTCAGCCATCCCTTCACGATCAGGATAATTATTATTTTCAAACCGATTGATTAAACAATCTGAACGATAAACAAAAGGATCAGCTCCATCATTTTGAAACACCCAAAAGCCTTCCGGTCTCCAGGTGAACGCCACCAACGAACCAAAGCTGAATCGCAGCCCCGTAATGTCTCGATTGCCATGCCCGCTCATGCTTCAACCACTCCAGGATAATCGTTTTGCAAGTCTTCAATCACTTCGGTTTTATTGATACTGAGAAACACATCCCGCCACGTCGAGTGGTTGAGATCGTATTGAAAATCTTGGGTACTGTTCGCTTTCTTGCCTCCCGGAGGATCAGAAAATTTTACTTCATATTTTGGATTCCAGGAGGAAGAGCCAAAATACGGTGCATACCATGCCCAATAACCGGAACCGCCATTGTTATGATCATTGAATCGCAAGGTGCCGATGGTATTCACTTCCACCACACAATGAATTCGCGTATCGACAAATGAATTATCTTGATCAATCTCTGAAGAAAATCCAGAAAATTTACCAGGTTCTGAATAATCCTCTCGTCGATCACCGACTTTATCTTTATTACCTTGATAGGTGCTTTCCCAATTCGGCGGAAACTCCCATACGCCCTTCGCATCCAATACGATCTTGGAAGTGACTCGTGCATACTCTACCCAATCGGGAGACGAACTAATATCCAACTCCAGGTCGAGCGTTTCAACCGTATAATCGTTATAACCGAAGATCGTTCCCACATGATACGAGATTGCATTGCTACCGCCACCCACGGGAATGGTCAATGAATACGGCTTGTAATACAGCATTTGATACAAGGCTGAATAACGAACAAAGCACGCGCCATAAATCGGTGTTTCGACTCCTCCACTCATCGCGATCACAGCACCTTGATCCGCATCATAGGTTAACGAGACGCTGGCGGGAACAATCGTGGTGTGTCCGTAAATATCCTTGGTTTTCTTCATCAAGACCGAAGCGGCAGTATCTATCGTGACTCCAGAAGCGCCTGGATACTTCAAGTTGGCCTTCGCACTGTTTGAGAACTTCAGTCCTTCACTGAACGATTGACTGCGCACTTCCCCAGGCGTCACCGTCCCGACACTGGCGGTGAACTTCACTCCACTGGAGGGGAAGCACCGCGCCCTCAACTGACCTTTCGAGTCCAGGCGCGTTGTCATCTGCTGCAAAACAATCTTATTCTTGCCCGCATCATCCCCCACTCCGTCGCCATCGCCGGAGAAGGGAATATTCAGTGTAGCAACAAGCTTTTCAGCCATCTTATGACTCGACGAAGAACATCAAACCACGGGCTTGGGTACTGATCGCAGCCGATCCAGCAGGCACCACTCGCTTCTCCAGAATGGGTACACAAGGAGGGATCGTGGTAATGATGACGGTATCGGCTGCGGCAAACGTTCCACCCCAACACGCAGGAGGCACCGAGAAGTAACTCGCGCCCACACTCATATTCGTTGGGGCATAGGTACTGCTGATCGTCCCGCCAGCCAAGGTAATGCCTTCATCACTCGTCACCGTGAAGGCTGTCGCACTGGTGAAAGTGAAGGTCAACACTTGATAGATCGATCCGAGATTGCCCACCACCATGGAGGCTTCGGCAAACGTTCCGGCGGTACTCGTCACCACCTTGCCGGTCGTGGTTCCAGTGACGTTCGTGGCTTCAATCAACGAACTGACGTAGGTGTTGGTATCCGAATAATCGTTCGCCAACGTGCCATCAATGGTGATCGTGACCACATCCCCCGAAATACTGGGAGTGCCATTGATCGTATGAATCTCAGCCGTTCCCGTACCGAGTGCAGTCTCACTCGAAATGCGAATCAACTCGTTATCCCGAAACAGAATGACCGCACCATCTTCTACCAACACATCGAATGAATTTGCGCCGGTGAGTACCGAAGTATCCAACGATCCACAACCGTACAGGTCGGGAGTACCAAACGCCGATTGAATATTGGTTTGCGATCCTTCGGCCAAATACAGTTCATCACTGCCAGGAGTCGGACGCCACAAACCCACACGAAGGTTGGAGGCGACTTCATTGGCGGCATTATCGACTCGTACAAAGCCTTTTCGCCATTGAGTGACCCCCGAAGTGAGTTGCGCTTCGGTAATGTTGGGCCACCAGGTATTCGAAGTTCCCGAGACCACTAAGGTAGTGGAAATTCGCCCACCATTCGAAGCTGTGTCGTTGACGACCTTCGATTGATAATAATTCAGTTCACTGCCAGTAATCGCCATTACATTTCTCTCTAAACTTGAATTAAATGAATAGATCCAACATAATAATTATGTGCAGAATCTAAAGGATTTAAATCTAACGGATAATTATCTCGTTTAAATCGTACATTTCTAGTTTCAGTGACATTGCTATCATTCACTAAAGTCAATACATGTGTGGTGTTGACTAAAGAAGCTAATGTTTTTAATTCTAATAAAGTTGCTTTAGTAACCCAACCACGATCTTCTTGTGCAATTAATGTTAAAGGTTTTCCAGATCTAGCATTTTCGATAATGACTGGATTTCCAGCTAATGCGTAACGAATAGATTGACCTACAGGAAGCCATTTATGCTCTTCATCAATATAAAGACCTTGTTCCACAATATCATTAAATGTCACTGAACCTAAAGACACGATTTGCATAAGATCACTTTTTAGTAATGCCACGTTCTAAATATTGTAAAGCAGATACTAATTTTTTAGCCTCATCTCGTGGTGTTTTGATATTAAATGTTTTATCCTTAATTGTCAAGTTAATATCAATGGGGGGTCCACCTGCTGATTGAACTTGTTGTGGTATTTGAAAATTGGGTTTTATAAACGCTGACATTGAATTTAAAGTGTTGATGGGCGAATTATAAATCATTCCACCAGCAGATTTAAATTGAATCAAACCATCATTCAATGCATTTAAAAAGCCAACACCAAGATCTTTAACTCGATCTTTTTTGATGACAAACTCACCGGGAGTGAGCATCGCCGGAACCGTATCTGTATCTCCAGCACCCGGTACAAATTGAGAAGCTAATTCTTTAAATTTAGCTAATCCACCATTTGCGAAATACTGTAACCCACTAATCAAACCCCCTTTATTAGCATTTTGAGTAGGTGGAGATCCAGATGTGCGATATTCAGTATTAATTACAATGGTTCGTGAATAAGGTAATTCACTTAAAGCCTTAATAACAGAATAAATTCCTGATAAAGCTGAATCTACTAAAGACGTTATTGTAACCGGAGGTGGCTCCGGTATTGTTGTCCAGTCAGTTTGTGGTGTTAAAGGTACGGTAACTGGATCTGGAGGTGTTACTTTTAATGGTTCTGGAGCCAATTCAACAGGGATTGGATCAGCTCTTTTTGGTTCTTGTATTTCTGGAGTCGCTTTAAATATATAATCTTTTAATTCTACATCTAATCCATCACGAAGAGCCTTTTGCAGGTCTGGTGTAACACCTTTAATTTTGGTAATCTGATCAATCAAGTTCAAAATGCGGGTTTTATACGCATCAATAGCAGCCGTATTTAAATCACCTTTAGCAAAAGCCTCTTTAAAACGCTCTTTTGTTTCAGTAAGTGTCGTATTCAGACGTTCAAATTCTTGAGCAGGAGATTCTAATCCAGGTACGGTTCCAACAGTATTTAAACTAGTGCCAATTTTACTGAGCACATTCTGCATAGACTGTGCTTTATTAGCAGTATTATTTAACTCATTTTGAACACTCTGCAAATCCGACACTACAACGTCTTTACCAATTGTAGTCATTTCAACATTCAATGACTTTTTATCAGCTTCAGTCAGAACTTTATCAAGTTCTTTAGTGCCATTAATAAGAGTTTTAAGTTTCTCATAACCTTGGGTTCGAATATTAATGTCATTGGATTGAATGTCCAATCTTGCTTGAAGTAACTCATTTAAAATCTTACTATATTTTTGTGCTTGTTCCGTAGCTCCCACAAGTTTTGCTTGATCACGAAGATTCTGTAGCGTACTTAAAGCTTTTTGATATGTGTTGTTGAATCCACTCACATCACCTTCAATTTTAATGGGTTGTAATTGAGATCTAAATTGATCATAATCGATAAACAACGCTCTTAGTTTAGTTTTAAATTCTTCATCACGGGCGGAAATGGGAACTTCCAATAATGCTTTGGCTCGTTGAGCAAACGCTTCTAACTCTTGTTTACTTTTTTCAACATCTACATTGGTGTAACCTTTAAACTCAACAGCACTTAATCCTTTTAATTTGGTAATTTCATTTTCAACATCTTTTAATTTATTAACAGCTAAAGTAACTTCTTCAGTAGACATTGTCACTGAAGTATCTTTTTGAGTGGTTGCTTGTAATTCCGCTACGGCTTGTTTAGCTGGAGGTATACTTGATGTATTAACTTTGATAGCTACATCAAACGACGGAATGTTAGCTAATTCACCAAATTTTTGACGGGCAACTTCACTTAGTCCAGCAGTATTCTTAAATTGAATACCTAATTCTTTAATCTCAGTAATGGCTTGAGTAATAGCTGCGGTATCACCCGATTCGAAAGCTTGACTTAACTTAGTTTGAGCATTCTTTAATTGATCAAACAAACTAGAAATTTGTTTTTGATCTTCTGGTTTAACTAACTGTAAACCAGCTTGACTAATTTCATCGATAATATCTTGAATATTAGTTAATACTTGAGATTGTTCGTTTGGTGTTGCTTTTGCCCATGCATCAGCCGTGTCATTCGCGGCTTGTGCTATGGATTCTTGTGATTGTACCGTATCTTGAGCAGCCTTACTTTGAGCTTGTTGATTGGCAACTAATACTTTAGATTGTTGAACTTGTGTTTCCGCATTAGCTTGCTGTTGTTTTGCAGCCTCTTCTTGTTGCTTTTTATATGCAACTGCCGCAGCTTCCAGCTTGACATTTGCCGTTTTTAAATTATTAATCTTTTCTTCAGTTGTTTGTGAACTCTTTAAGATAAGATCAATTTCTTTTAATAAATCTTTTAGAGGTCCGATTTCTTTGATTTGTTCAACATTACCACCTGTTTCAATATTATTGACAACATCATTTAAAAGTTTAACTTGATCTTTAACCTGTTTTTCAACAGTTTTAATATCTATATCTTTAACTTCTACATTTAAAATATTGGTTTTAATAATTTCCCGAATTGCTAAAATACTGGATAATAAAACACCAGCAGTATCTGTTGCTGTTTTTTGTGCAATTTCTTGAATTTCTTTATCATTATCTCGCTTATATTTCTCCAATTTCGCTAAATTAGTTGCAGCCAGTTGACCAAAAACATTTAATTTTTCTGGATCAATAATATCTTTATCACTAATTACAAAACTTGCCATTAAACCTTTAATTTCATCTTTAAGGTCATCTGGAATTTGTACATCTTTAAGAGCTTCTTTAAAACCAATACTAGAAGTTCTTAATTCTTCTAACAGCTTTTTAACTTCCGCTTGCTTAGTCTCATCTAACGGACCTTTCGTATTTGTAAGAATGTCACTTAATGCTTTAGCACTGGTAATAGCTGTATCAAAGGTATTACTTAAACCACTTAAACCACCTAATTCTTTTTGTTTAGTTCTAAGTTCGGCAACAGTTGTTAAAATCTTTTCTAATTCTTCAGCCGCTTGCTTTGATTTTTGTAATTCTGCAAACTGTTTTTCAAGATCTGCAAGTTTAACTCTGGCTACTTGATTGTTTAATTTATCTTTACTAATGACATCCATCGAATCTAAATAAAACTTAGCATAAGCCAAAACTTCTTCGTAAGATTCAGGATCAATGCCAATTTTAACAAGTTGTTTTTCTTTAATTGTAGCAATTAAATCATGAAGTAATCCACCTTGTTCTTTATAGGTTTTAGTCAATGCTTCTTGTTGATTACGAGTCGTTTGAATTGCTCCATTTAAAACATCTTGTTGTTCTTTACGTTGTTGAATACCTCCTGGAAATATCTGATTAGAAAAATCTTCAGTTTTATTTGTTTGTTCAACTACGAAATCTACATCTACTTGAAATTTCTTACTGGGCAGTTTAAGTAAATCTTTTACAAAATTTTGTAAAATAATATTGGCATCTTTAATTCTATCACGTAATGCTGTAATTTTATCAGTAACGGTATTTAAACGACTTTCAATTTCTTGAGCCGCTGTTGTATTTTGTTGTTTTAATCCATCAATAACTTGCTTATACGCATCCACTGCTTCGGTTTGATCTTGTTTTAAAAAGAACTTACTGATAGTATCTTCTGGTTTTAAACTGCCAACTGCTGCATCAATGAGTTGTTGACGTTGTTCTAACAACGCTTTGGCCCGATCATAGTCTTTTTGAGCAATAGCCGCTTCAGCATCTGCTTGTAAATTAAGACTTTGTTGACGGGCTAAATATGCTTTTTCACTATCTGAGCGACCAACATTATCAATCGCTTGAAAATTCTTTGTTGAATTAGCTACGAAGTTAATAAATTGTTTTTCTAAACTAACATTTTTATTTAATAAATTTTCACGAAGTTGGTATAAAGATTGGTATGCTGTTTCTGTCGCGCTTAATTCATCTTGTAAAAATTGTTGATAATCCGTATATTTATCTTGTAAGATAGATTTATATTCTGTTAAATCTTGTTTTGACCAAGCTTGTTGACTTCCCAATTGTTTTTGATACGCAGATTTAATGACAGTAATAAAATTATCTGTTTCAACTCGCTTTGTAGCATAAGCTTCTTCAGACATTGCAAGATCGGCTTCAATACGTCCTTGTTGTAAATCTAATAATTGTTTATTTAGATTTTTTTCATAAGTCAAAACTTCAGCACTGTATTTTGCGAGTGATGTTGTATTAAATGCATCAACCGATGTTTTAAAACTAATAGGTAACTCTACAACTTCATTTCCACGAGTCAATTCATCAATTTGAGTATCAACTAATGCTTTAAATCCAGTGAGTTCTTCTTTAGCTTTTTGAATGTCTGTTGTTAAACCTTCTAAAGGTTTAATTTTACCAGAAGCTTGAAGACTTAATGCAAGTAATTCACCTTTAATATTACGAAGAGTTATTATCCCAGTTTCGCCAGTTTCACTAATATTACTCAGTAATGGAATATTGACTTTTCCTGTCATTATTTCACGCAAACCATCTTGTGCTTGTGAAGTTTGCTTGATACTTGCTTGTAGATCATCAACATTTTTAATAAGATCAGTAACTGGACGAACATTTAACGCATCTTCCATCATATCGCCAAAAGCTTCAACACTCCGTTGCATAGAATCAAACCGTAAATCTTCAGTTGCAGTTTTATCAAACAATTTTAGAACATCTGAAGATGCAGTCTTTAAAATATTAAAGCCTCCAATAACACCTTTAAAATTAGCATCAGCTCTTTGTTGTAGCACCTTACTTTCTTGTTCGAAAATTGCGGCTGCGGTTTGTAGTGCTTTACGAATGTTAACATTCCCATCTTCTAATTGAGGAACCAAACCACTTTGTAAAACAAGATTACGTTTGAAGATAGGAATTTCAGATATTTTTCTACCTAAACCTAAAGCAGCATCTTCTATAGTAATTTGAGCTTTTCTAAATTCAGTTTCAATACTTATAACATCTAACTTAAATTGTAATTTTTCAGATTGTTTTGGTGATTCAGGTTCTAAACTAATAGTTGAAGCAATATTATCAACCATCCGTTGACGTTCAGTTAAATACGCAATCGCACCATCCCAGTTTTTTGTCTCAATTGCAGCCTTTAGAGCTGAATCAAGATCTTCTAAATCTGCTTTCGCTTTAGCGAATTGTTCAGAAGGTAGTAATTGAGCATTACCTACTTTAACTCTTGTTGCTTGGATTTGTGATTCAAATTTAATTTTTTGTTTTTCAAGATCAATAATGGCATTAGCATTATCTTCATATAATTTTAATAGATTTTTTAAATGATCTTGGACAGCTTGCAATTTATTATCTAAATTTTCTTTATTTGCACTAGCTTGATCTTGTTGTGCTTTTAAATAATCCGCACTATCAACCGAATAATGGCCTTTAAGTGTTTGATAGTATTGATCAGTTGCCGTTTGTTTATCGTCTAATTCTTTAAGTTTAATATCAACTTGAGATTGACTATTTGCAATCTGTAATTTAGTAAATTCAGTTGTATTCTTACGTTCGTAATCTAACAACAAAGCAGATAAATTACTGAGTGTTTTAAATCCAGTTTGTGCTGCTTCATCCGTTAATAGTTGAACTTTGAATGGTAATTCAATAACTCGATTTTCATTTTCCAGTTTACGTAATTGATCTTCAAAACTTTGATTTAAATTTTCTATTTTAACGTTAGCTTCAAATTCAATTTCTTGATTTCTTACATCAAGTGTATCTTTAGCTGCTGTGGCAATAGCCGTTTGATATGCTTTAACCGCATCTACGACTACTTTAGCTTCATCAAAGATTTTCTTTTGTTCATCAATTTTTGTTTTTAATTCTTTATTTGTAGCTTCCAAATAAGTAACTAAATCTTTAGTCGCATTGACTAAACCAATGACAGGTGTTTTAAGGTTTGAACCCACAATTTGTTTAGCTGACAAACCTTTTTTCAAAGTTTCATAATAATTATCTAAAGCTCTTAAAAGTTCTTCAGCAGTTTGAGGTAATAAGTTTGCTTGACCTTTTTGAGTTTCTACAAAAAACTTTAATAGATCATTTCGATTAACCGCAGTTGCAATTTCTGTTTGTGAACGTCCTAAAATAGTTTCAGCTCTATCTACAAAAGCTTTAACAACGGTATCAATGGTTACTTGTTGATCTAAAGATAATTTACTAATTTCATTCGTTAATGAATTAAATCTTTCTTGAACAACTCTTCGTGTTTCTTCTTCACTTTGAAATTTTTTAGCGAATTTAAATCCAATATCAAAATCTAAATTTGCATCAATAATGTCTTTTTCAAGAATTGGTTTTCCTGTTTTTATCTTCTCTAAGATAACATTTAATGCTACTAATCTCGAAGATAAATTATTTATCTTTTCACTGTTACTTTCAAATGTATCCGTAAGTGTTTCAAAGATGGATTCCCAACTCCCTGTTTCAGAAGTATTGAACTTTTCTTTTAAGATGTTAGTAAGTTCTAACTGCTTGTTATATTGTTGTTGAGCGTTGCTTAATGCATTGATAACTGAGGTGACACGGTTTCCAGTAGTTGCAATACCTGTTAAACCATTTTCTAAAACATTAATCACTTCATTACTTTCTACTACTTTTACTTTAAATTTATCAAAATTACCATCTTTGTCAAAACCAACATCCAATACCAGTTTATCTTTTAAAAACCCAGATTCGGTAATTTGAGTGATGAGTTGTTTTAACTGACTTTGTAAATCTTTCTTATTTTGATCAATATCTAACTGCAACTGCGTTTTTGCAGTTGTTTGATTTTCAGGTGCTACTAAATCACGTTTCGGATTATCTTTACTATTGAGATCAGCTAACGCTTGTTGATTCCGTTTTAACTGTGCCGATGTATTAATTAATTCTTTATTTAAATTAACTGTACTTTTACGGCTATATTCAATAAGTTGATTCTGTTTTTCTAACTCAATGTTAGTTTGGGCTACCGACTTACTATGGAGTAAAGTAAAGGTGACTAAAGCAGCAACAGCCCCCAATGCTAAACCCCACCATCCCAATAAACCACGCAACAAACCACCCACAATGGATAGTGCATTTTTAATACCAGCCCAAAGACCTGTTTGTGCAGTAGCATGATGAAGAGCACCAGCAGTAGCGGTTTCATATGCAACAGCTTGTTCATAAAGAGCTTTTGTATTAATCGCTGTAATTGCAGTATGAATTTGTGTAGCAGTCGCATCAGCAGCAGTAGCTCCAACTTTTGCTAACTCTGCTACCATTGCTCTTTCAAAAGCAAGACTTGTTCGTGTAACAACGGCTGCATTAAATGCCATTGCAGCACTTAAAGATCCTATAGCTGCGGAACCCGCCCAAGTGGTTACTAGTAAAGTCTTTAAAAACCCCATAAATTGACGAACGGGAACAATGATAAATGCAAAAGTAACGGCTAAACCACCTAAAGTACTAGCAAGTAATGCAAAACCGGCTAATACATGATCTACTGCGGTTGCTAATGCAGGAAATTCTTGACGAATTGCTACAAAACGACTCACAAAATCAGCCATCACATTCGCGGCTGATGATAAGGTAGGCGCTAAATTATAACCAATGCTATCTGATAACGCTTCAAAAGCCGACCGCATTAACAATAATCGACCTTTTAACGTCTGCTCCATGATCTCCGCCATGTGAGCCGTAGTGCCTTCTGCATTTTTTAAATCATCTTCTAAATTCTTTAATGCATCACTACCTTGTGCCAATAATGCGGCCATACCCGGCCCGGCACGTTGACCAAAAAATCGTAAAACTTCACCCGTAGTAATACCCGCTTGTTCTAACTGCTTAACAATTTTTCCATAACCAACAAAATTACCCGAAGCATCTTGAATTTGTAATCCCAAACCACCAATTCGTTCACCTAACTCTGCAATGAGTTTTGTTTCATCACGAGTGGGGTTATACAATGCCATTAACATGCCACGAAGAGCTGTTCCGGCCAAAGTTCCTTTCAAACCTGCATTATGCAATAAACCAATCGCCGCAGTTAAATCACCAAAATCTGCACCAATGTTCGCTGCAAGAGCACCCACATACTTAAATGAATAACCTAAATCTTCAACAGTTCCTAATGTCCGATTCGCAGCCAAAGTAATCTTATCTGCGGCTTCATTAAATTGATCCGGGTCCATCCGAAACTCTTTCATGACTACTGTAGCTATAGTAGCAGCAGTTGCTAAATCTGTTGCTGCTGCTTGTGCTAAACGCATGACTGTGGGTAATGACGCAATTTGTTCCTCTGCTGTATAGCCTGCTTTAGCCAGTTGTTTAAGCCCCTCAGCGGCCTGTTCAGCCGTGAAGCGGGTTGTGGCTCCCATCAGCAGCGCTTGATCCTTTAACGCTTTAAATTGGGCTTGTGTGGCGTTTGAAACCGCATTGACAACGCCCATGGTATCGGAAAATTGTTCAAATCCCTCTTTAGCTTTTTTGAATGGTTCCAGTAAACTGTCGCCTAACATCTGGAAGCCCATTGCCGCTTGGGTTAACCCCGAACGGAATTTTACAAAAGCTTCTTCTAACTGTTGAAAAGCTCTTTCATATTCTCTTGCTGCGGCTAAACCACCCCCTCCTATCTGTGCATTTAATGCTTCTTTTATTTTCTTTTCAAGAATATCAGCCGCCGTACCTGTTACACGAAATTGATCATTGAGTTCTTTTATTTTTGCAGTAACAACACTGGTATCAAAATCTAATTTAGGAGCAATATTTTTAGCAATATTTTGAAATAATGCGTTCAGACCTTTATAAATAAAAGCCCCTTCATGCGCTAATTCTGATAAAGTGGTTGATGCACCATGAAGATTTCCACGTAAGGAAGAAAAGTGAGATGCGTTTTTTTCAAATTCAGAGAGTTTTTGTGATGCTGCTGTTAAGCGTTCAACTTCCTCTCTAACTGCTTTAATTGCGGTTTGAGTGTCTTTGTACGCTAACGAACCTTTAGTTAATGATGTTAAATTAAATTCTAAACCTGCTTGCACATTTTTAGCAACTTCTAAAACACTTTGAAGTTCATTCCGAATTGGAGCAAAAGATTCTTTCGGTAAAGTAAAAAATGGACCTGTTTTATATGGACGATCTAACAGCATCATTAATTCTTTAATGCTGCCATACATTTCATTGATCGAACTTCCCGGATTTAATGTATTAATTCGATCTTGTAACTGGGTGAATTTATTAACGAGTTTGTCAATACGAACTTCAGCTTGTCCTGCAGCCGTGTCTAACTTACCTTTTAAAGTTGTTGCCGCAGCTTCAATGGGAGCTTTAACGGCATTAGCTTTATCCAATAAATTCTGAAAAACAGTAATCAATCGATCAATAGATCTTGTTGATCCATCAGGTAATGTAAATGTTTTTTGACCTGCTGCTTTTTCACTTCTTAATAAATTTAACCATGCTTCATATTGTGTACGTGTCGCTATAATACTTTCAGATTGTTGTTTAAAACTATTAATTAAAGTTTCCGTTAGTGGTGCAACACCACTAATTAAAGATGCTGAAGATGTACTCACACCTCTGATTAATGTATCAAATTCAGTTCTAAAAGCCCGTAAACCAGTAACACCACCACCGAAAGCTTGTTCTATCGTTTCTTTTAATTGTTGAAATGATTCATTCTTAGGTTTGGAATTTAATTGGGAGTAAACGGCTCCCATTTCTCGCAATTTAATAATCGCTTCATCTGCTAATTTTTGTTGCGCTCTTAATTCTTTTTCAATTTCTGGATTAATGGGTCCAGTACGACTAACCGATAAACTTTTACCAATATCGCTAGAAACAGTTCGCATAGCAGATGTTAAGCGTTGTATCTCCTCTAACGCTTGACGAGCACTGTATGAAGTTGATTCAAAAAATGCAGCACTCTTAAAACTATCACCTACCGTTTTAAATTGTGATAACGCATCTTTAACATCTACTAAACGATCTAAATCTTCTTTTAATTTTCCAGTAAGACTTCCACCTTTAAATTGCGTATCTAAATCTTTTTTGGTTTTAATAATTGCTTCAATGGAAGCTCTAAATGCTTCAAAAGCCGAAGCATCAGCACCCTCCGCTTTTAAAGCATTAATGTGATGTAAAAGATTTGAACTAACACCTGATAATAAACCAATTTCAGCAGTTAAACTTTTAACACTGTTATCGGTAACTTTAAAACCTTCTGCAATTTGTGTGGCTGTTTCTTTTGTTTGATTACCGGATTTTAAAAAGGTATCTAAAGCAATTTTATTATTATTTAATTCTGCTTCTAAAGCTTGTAAACTAGCTTTAGAAGCATTAACAGCAGCAGGATCTATAAATGCTTGAACACCTACATCTGCTTTACTTGCACCTGCTTTAACAGTAGCGTTGTAGATCGTTGTTTTGTTAATTAAAGCATCTAGTTGTCTTAATAACGTAGTATAAAGTGTATCTTGTGCTGGATTTTTTAAATTATTTTTAACATCTTGGACTTCATTTTTTAAATCAATCAAAGGTTTAATATTGATTGCTGTTTTGGTTCCTGCAAAAGCTTCTCTAAACAGTTTATCAAAATCAGCAATATCTGCATTTAATGTAGGAAACTTATCTCTTAATGCAATTAGTTGATTATTTAAAGTATCAAAGTTTGTTGTTTTGCCAAAATCTTTTAATGAGCGACTAGCTGTATCAATTAAATTATTCAGTTCACTAATTCTAAGACCTGCACCAAATGATTCATTTTCTTTACTAATTGCTTTATATTGGTTATTTATTCCTTGTAAACGAAGTTCAAAATCATTGTACTTTGTTTGATCAAATGAACCTTTACCGAGTCGAGAAATCTCAGCATTGAGTTCACGAGCTTTCAGTTTGGCTTCTTCAAAACGTGTAGTTAACTGAGCGGTATTCGCATTCTTACCAAAATCATTTAAAGCTGTATTCGTAGCGATAATTTGAGTTTGAACATTTTTTAGAAGTTCCTCAGCTTTCCCTTTTTGTCCTTCACCCAATTTAGGAATAATTCTAGCAATAGCACCTTGAGCAATTTCTAAACCATTTAACAACTCTTTAATGGGAGCTAAATATGTTTGAGCGAGTTCTTTATTAACAGGAACATTTTTAGGATCTAAAGCCGTTTGAATTTTAGCAACCAGTGCTTGGATAGCTTGTAAAGCTCCATCAACATTAACTGTTTTTAATGCAATAGATAAATTACTAATTTCACCTTGAATTTGCTTAAATAAACCTTTACCAATACTACCTTTTGATAAATTAGTGTTTAATTTTTCAGTAATCGCCAACAAGCGACCAGAAAGATCTTTTTCGAGAGCATCGAATGAAGATTTTAATTGTTGATTGCCCTGTTCAACACCTCTAATAATATCTTCAAAAATTTTAGAACCGCCACCAGAAGTTCTTAAATCTAAAATTTTATTTTTTAATTGTTCTATTAAAGCTGTAGTAGATCTAATTCCAGCTTCTAGTCCGGGTAACTGTTGACCAGCTTCGGTAAAACCGAATGTGTTTTTTTGTGTCGCCAGTTCAGTTTGAAGATTTTTTAATTCTTTAAGTCTGAGTTCAGCCGCAGCTATTTCTCTCGTATATTTTTGATACGCTTGTGTCAATGCATTAACAGCAGAAGGATCTTGAGGAGAATCTTGTACTTTTTTAAAACTTTCTTTAACTTCTAATTCAGCCGCTTGAACCTTTCGTAAGTTTTGTTCATAGAGTTCATTTTTTAAGATTAAAGTTTCAATATTATTGACATATAATTTAGCGGCTTGAGCTAATGTAAATAATGCAGAAATTTGTTTTCCGAAAGCTGTGTCAGCAGCACCTTGTGTCTTTGCTAAAAAATCGTTAGCAAATGCTAAATTTTGGAAATTTTCTTGTGCTTCTTTAGAACTACCTGCTAATTTAATGAGTTTATTGCGTAATGTTTCAGTTGCAACAACTGTACCGTCAGCTTGAGCTTTTAAACCGCTTAGATCAATTAAAGTAACCTTACCTTCACCTTGACCCATTGATTTAAATAATGAACCAATGGCCTTTTCAAATAACTCAAGGTATTGTAAAGATTCTTTAGTAACACCACCAAAATTACTAAAGATTTTAAAAGCAGATTCTAAAGCTTGAGCAGATTCAGTAGATTTAACACCAATATCTAAAAGACCTTTTAGATAACCGGTTGTTCCGGTAATCGTGCCAGCATCAGAAGATTGATTTAAAACTTTAAAAAAGTTTTTAACTCTTTCTTCTGCAAGACTTAAATCTTGCGTTTTTCTTAACCAAGTAGCATCCCAATCTGCTTGATTTTTTCTTAAAATATTAGCTTCATCACTTAACGATTGTTGATATGTTTTATATCTATCAATTAAATTATTTAAAGATGTTTTTTGATCTTCAGTTGCAGTAGTTGATTTTTGAATATTTTCTAAATGCGCAATACTACGAGCAGTACGATCTAATTCTTCTGTTGTTTGTTTCAGTAACGTGTTATACGTCGCTAAAGCCACTTCACGTTCTTTAAACGCTTCATCACCGGCACTAGCCTTAGTAACTAATTTTAAAGAATATTCTGGAGGTTGGTTATTTTTTAAAGTATTTGTTAATTCTTTAAATTTTTTATCAAATTCACTAATCGCTTGTTCTTGAGTTTTTAATACTTGATCAAATCGAAATTGTTTTTCAACTTGTAAATAAGTTTCTAAAAGTTCTTTTAATGCTAAAGATGCTGGAGTACCTGCACCTTTTCCAGAATCTAACGCATTAATTAAAGATTTAATTCCTTGTTCAAAGTTATTAACTTCCCCCAAACTTTGAGTTGCAGTTCTAGTAAATCCATTTAATTCTGTTGAAACTTTTTTAAACTGTGCTTGGAATTCATCACCAAAACTGACCAATGCATTATTTTTAAATGCATTGGTCATGAAACTTTGAAATTCTTTTACATATGTATCTAAATTTAAAGTTTTTGGAGATTCAATCGCTTGTCGTATACTGCTATTAAACTTTTCAAATTCTTTTTGAGCAGTACTACTTAATTCTTTGAACTGTGCTTCAAGTGTGCTCTTATTAAATCCTAAACGTTCTAACAACTTAAAAGCAATATCACTTTTCTCAAGTTCAAAACCAGCAACATTAAACTGTGCCATTAAGTCTTTAAGTACGTTACGAATAACGTCTTTTTGCACAGCACTTTGTTCTTTTAAACCTTGTGTAAAATTAGGAAAAAAGTCTTTTGGTGGTAAAAATCCAATATCTTGAAGTGATGTTGCCATATTAACAATGGCATCTACTAATTGTTTACCATCACCTTTTACTGCATTAGCCGCTACACTAAGTTTTGTAGAATCAGCAAGAATTTTTTTACTAATAAATTCAAGAACTTCAACTCGTTTTTCAGTTGTTAAATTTGTTAAATCGGTAATACCTTTTTCAACTTCACTTTTGAGATTCGCTAACTCTGCTTTAATTTTTGCAGTAGTTCCTTTAGCTGTAATATCTTTTGGAAATAAATTATCAAAAAAAGTATTTAAATCCATTGAACCACTGGCAAAAGATTTAAATTGTTCTTCAATAGTCTTTAAAAACTTACCAGCAAAATCAGCAGATTTTTCAGCACCAATCCCTTTTGATGGAATAAATTTTTCTTGTATTTTAGCTAACGAAGTTTCTAAATTCGTTATATTTAGTTTTTTATCTAAAACTTGTTGAAGAGATTCAATCGATTGTTTAAGAATTTTTGTATTTTCAACAATTACTTTTACATCAGAAGCTTGCGATAAGTCTTTAAACAATTCCTTTAAAGGAACAACACCCGAATTTCCAAGTTTTAAAACATTAAAAAGTTTATTAAATTCTTCAGAACTATCTTTTATCTTACTATCAAGATTGTTTAATTCTGTAGTAGTTTTTTTAACAAAATTACTGAACGTATCTTGAGACGTAAAGGCTGTTTCAAACTGCAACAGTAATTTGATAATTTCGTTTTGAACAGCCATGTACTCTACCTCATTTGTCGAACAAATGCCGACAATTTATTCCAATTTTCAGCATGTGCTTTATGCTGATCTTCGGGTTTTTTACTGATTACTTTTTCTTCAAGGATCTTTTTCAATCCTTTTTGATCAAAATTAAAACCTAACCATGCCGCTAAAATATCATGCTTATGTTTTGTTTCATCCAACTTTGATGCTTCCTTTAAAAAAATACCCACTTGGCTGAGGGTGTAGCCTTGGACATCCTTCCATGCATGTCCATGATCCACTAAGAACTGAATCAATGCGCCTATTGAACGGTGTTCGTCCCGCTCATGAACTTGGCTACTTTCCCCCCCAACCCCTTGAAGTTTTTTACTAAATTATCCTGGGATTGTAAATTGACATCGACGCACACGTTAAACAACTCAACAGCAATATCTAACGGCAAACGTTGAACATCATTCACATCTAAACCCGATAATTCAGATAAAATTTCTGGACAATCAGTGAGTAACAATTCTACCAATAAAATAATTTTACTGGCATCTGATCCTAAAGATTCCAAACTCAATTCTAAAACACTGACTTTATCCACAATCGCCGTTAAACGACGAGTAATCCGTGCTAAAGACGCTAAAGACAATGGGGTCAATTCTAAAACAGTGGAACCAATTTTGTAATCTGTTGCTTGGAAAAGAATTTCCCAATCAGATTCCGATAGTTTTTTTACTTTGTCAGCCACGAAACATCTCCAAGTTTTGAGTTTCAAAACTAGCTTATCAAATTTTACGAACGGGTGCAAATATTTTAAACAACAAAAAGCCCGCTATGATGGCGGGCTTTTTACTACAACAAGATATTACGCCGCGTCGGCGACGATCATATCCATATAAGGAGATGTCGGGTGGTACGTGGCGTCACGCAGAATGTCACCTTGGAACGGCAACCGCGCCCAGTCATCACCGATCAGAGCAGTATCACCATTCGGCTTGATACGCACCTTCCAGATGATCATCTCATACGAGCCGCCCACTGGGTTATCGGACACGTACCGGATCTTACCATCTTGGCCCACCGCAGTCAACGCAGTGATCTTGCTATAAGTTGTCGCAGCAACGCCAAAATTAACCGTCAAGCTCGTGCCTTCAACAATGGTCGAGGTCGAAGGAAAGTAAATACGTCCACTTACCGCATCCACAGTAAAATCAGTGGTGGGAGTATAGTAAGTAGAACCGGAAGTGGTCTTCAACGACACCAATCCCGATACCGCTACCGCACCAGTACTGGCAGTAGCCGTAGCAGAGCTTGTAGCACCAGTCAAGGTATCAGACGCTGCAAATGCTGTTCCAGTACCATTAACCGCAACGGTATTGACGATCAACCAAGTCGCACCCACTTCTACAACAACAGCAGTAGCATTATTGGGAGCAGCAGCATTACGAATAGTCTCACCAACCTGGAAAGGACCTCCCGTAACTGTACCATGAGTAATACGAGTACTGGCAATTGCCCGCGCACCAAGATCATAATAACGATCTTTCAACGGAGAAGCAATAACCAACGTATTCGAATCATCAGCACTCTGACTAACTTCAGTCTTGTTACCGAATACTAGCATCTGCCAGTTATCAGAAACCAACTCATCCAATGCAAATGTAATCTGCGGAGCCAATTCATTAACAACAGTCTTATCCTTCGATTTGAAACCACTCATGCTGGAATAATGATCCAAGAACGTCGCATTCATATTGATGCTAATTTCAGGAGCATTACCTAAAGCACGTTCGCCTTCATACCGCAAATTAGTCGAATCCCAAGGATCCCAATACAACATCCCACGGCCAAGTGTATAATTTTCAACATTAGGTGTAGACATGAAAAAAACTCCTCAATCGTTAACCAAAAAATTTCTCGATGTAAACAAAATCGTAAATCACTGCAACATCTACTACGCCAGGTATTACATGTACAATTTCATTTGCAGTCATCAAATAGCTTACTACCAAATTTTGGCCTTCAGTTTCCAAGCCTTTATTTTGCATGAAACGGTCGTCCAATTCAATAGCTTGACGTAAACTTAATCGCTTTTTTCTGCCTTCCGTAAACAACAATGCTTGATTTTGCAGTTTGGAAACAAATTCTATTTGTACTGGTAAGGTATTTAAATATACATCTTTAGCAGCAATTTTACTGCTTTTACATTCTTCAGTATGTTCATAAATATGAATACAAGGTAATGATCTTGACCATTCACCCCAAACCGATCCAGCACCTTCATATTGCATCACATTGGGAAATGCCAAGTTTAATCTTCGCTTCATTTCATCCATGATCAATGTGCGTGGATCTGCCAAAATCATGACAAGACCTTTTGAGATTTAATATACTCTTTACCTGTTTTAATCATTAAAGGAAGCACTTCAGTACGAGTTTTTAATGCAGCGTGATAGATCCATTGAGTACTCAAATGCTTTTGATAGTTCAATACTAAAAAGGTTGCAACATGTTGACCCAAATTTCTCTTTTCACCTTTTTTACGCCGGACTAAAGATTTAACTGGGCGTTTACGAATCACCATCAACCCGTGAACACTTTGTTGAATGAGCGGATGACGAGAAGGCGAACCAATACCTTTATAAAATTGTGCAACATGTTCTGCATCATCGTATTCCAATGGTGATAAATCAATTTTCTTACCATCAGATAAAGGTTGCGTTAAATACTTCGCTTTACGCGGCCAAATCGTTCCACCTTGATCCCAAATACTAGCAATCTTAAAAGCTTTTGTTCCACGAACGGTATTCTTAAATCCAGCTTGATATGCCGCAACACCCCGTTTACCCGAACCGGAACCGGGATTTACTTGTAATTCTTGTTCAACAATCGAATGTCCCGAAGCAAAACCACCACCTAAATTTCTTAAATTAGTAATTAAATTATTCCACAAAATATCTTGAAAAACTTTATTATTTTGATATTGAATAGCAATTCGTGGAGCACCTAATTTTGTTTTAGGATAATCCTCTACATCTTTCAACAATTTTGTTAAATCTCGTAAAAGCTGATTCGTCGAAACATAAAATTTAAAGCTCATGTCAAATCCTCCGCACTGCCATAATAAATAAAAGGATCTAACATTATTTTAACAGAATCTAGCAACTGTCCAGCATCTACTAAATTTAAATTTAACAATAATCGACCACCTTTAGCATCGCCACCCCCACCTTCAATTTGCGTCAAACCTAAAGCGGGAACTCGATTATAATTGGCAACCGTTTGCATCACTAAAGCATTATGAACGATTGGAATATCTTCACTAGTATAATAACCACCTGTATATTCCACATACGCATTTATCCGTTGAGTCGTACTTCCAACGATCTCACCTAGTTTAATTAAATTATAAATCACTAAACGTTTTTCACGAACTAAACGATAATCTTCATCTGGATCTAAAACTGTGAATTTATCTGGATCTGACAACACTTCAGAATAACGAGTATCACTAATACTCACTAATGTAATTTCTGAAACAGGTGTGCATCTTAATGTAATTGTAGTATCTTCTTCGAAATATTCTTCGTAATGTTCTTTATAAATCAAATCTCGATTTAAATAATGAGTAATCTGTGTATATGCAGCACGAGCACATAAATTGACTCTTGAATCAGTTGTTACTTTAGCATAAGTTTCTGGTGCTGTTAATTGCAACAGATCACATGCCTCAGTAACAACCAATTCAACAAAAGAGTCAATATCATCTAACATGCTAAAAATCCTTAATTATTACGTAATGGTTTAATTTTACGACGTAAAGGTGTCGTTTCAACCACAGATTCTTCCGTAACATCAGTTTCTTCAACCAGAGCTTCTTCAGTAATTTCAAGAATAGGCTCTTCAAGTACTTCTTCCTTAATAGCGATATCTTCCTTAATCACCACTTCAACTACAACATCTTCAAGTGTATCTTTAACACTGATTATTTTTCCTTTTGGCTTTTCACTGGGTGACAAAGGTCTTAAAAAAGGACCAATCCGTTGTACCCATTTAATACAATCCGTTTCAACATAACCACCATAAGGAATTTCAATTCCATTAACAAAATCACCAAACTGTCTTGTTGCTTGATATAACATAAAAACTCCTTGGAAATGAGTGGGACTGTAAAATTCGCAGTCCCACTCTATCAAACTTAGCTAGCCGCAGTCGTTACCGCAACGCCGGTTTCCGGTAAAGCATAAGCCATACCTTCACGCTGAAGTACACGAAGATACACTTTGTCCGCCGCAAAGCCAACATGCTCCGAACGGGCCAAAGTCATCTGCTGACGATCACCAATGTAGTAATGCATCAGATTACCAAAGAAGATATACGGAGTACTGACCGCAGTCGCCGTAACCGCTGGCATATTTTCAACCAAGGTGTACGGATAGCCCCAAATAAGACCTTGATCAGAACTTTGCGTGGGATTACCCCAAATGTACATGCCATCACCATCTTGCAACTGACGAATCACGTTAAAGATCGTGCGGTGCATGAACCAACGAGCACCTTGCGTATACAACGAATTACGCGAAGTCACGTCAGCCAAATCTCCAGCCGTAGCACTAGTGAACTTGGTCTTGCCACTGCCCAAAATATGACTGTAGACACCAGGATCACGGAGCACACCATTGAACGGATCACTGGCAGCAGTATTACCCACAAATACGATACGATCTTCTTCCTTAGCCAACGCTTGAGCAAACAGAGTTGCCAACAAGTTAGCAATAGCTAGATTCGCGTCATTCAGCAATTCACTGGTCATCGGAACCAATGCCGCCAATTTCTTGACGGTCATACGGAACTCACCAAACGTCGGCTGAGTCTCAGTAATTGTTTGGCCTTCACCAATCCAGTAAACTTGAACGCCACCTGTCAGCTTCGGCATGATCAGTTCAGTGGTAGACATGGGAATGACCGTACAAAACTGCCGAGCCACGCCATACTGTTCAATCAACGACATCATGGTGTTGCGATATTCGGGCTGAACCAGATATCCACCATCTGCATCACGACCTTCAACCAAATCTTTAACCGCATAATCATCCTTGTTAAAGATGTGACGAACTAAAGTAACAAACTCTTTAGCTTTTTTAGGATCAGTAAAGCCCACTTCGCCATGAGTAGACTCTAAGATCGTGCAAACACTGTTATCCAGTACACGCTGTTCTAGTTCACCAATCCGCTGTTGCAAAGTTTTAACCAAAGCATCTTGATTCTTAAACAATGCAATAGATTCTTTAACCGAACTCGAAAATTCGTCAAACTGCTTTTTCATATCATGATCTAACATGTTACATACACTCCACAAAGGTTTTATTGAACACGAATATCTTCAAACATGGAAGATAATGCAGTGAGTTTATCAGCAAACAGTTTGACTTCATCAGAATCATCTTCGACTGTAACAGTCTCAGTGGTTGGCTTAGAAGTCAACAATTCTTTCTGCAACTCGTCAAACATCTTACTGAGGATGTTCATACGCAACCGAACTGTTTCTTCCAATTCGGAAATTTGATCTTTAACTTCAGTAAATCCAATATTGATCAAATCTTTAAGAACATCTGGATTAACATCTTTTTCAGATTCTGAACTTTCCAATTCAGTCTCTTCGATGGTTTCAATCAAAGATTCACCGGAACGAATCTTTTGCAATTCATCCTCAGTATAATCTTTAAATTCTGGTGCAGTCAGATCAAAAGCTTCATAATGCTTCGCTAGATGTGCGTAAACTTCTTCAGCATTATTAACTGACTTATCCGTTAACAAATCCGCCATGGCCGCTTTCAAACCTTCAGCCACAACATACAATTCATCACCTTCTACAGTATGATGAATATAACGATAGCTACGGAACTGATCGGCTTTTTCCAGATCGATCCAACCAAAGCCTTTAGCGAATTTAGACCAGTTCAAAGTTTCCTTTTCACCAGTCTTATCTTCACTTGACCATAATGCCAAACATGCACGAGCTTCCGAAGCATCCCATTCTTGATCTAAAGCCTTAGAATCTTGGAATGGAACAGCGTAACTCATTTCAACATGTTCATCTTTTGACGTATTCAAAAGATCATCAAAATGCTTACGCAGTTCGGTAATATGCTCACTGAGTTGTGCATCTAGCAACTTGGCAGCAACTTGATGATGACCGGAGTCCAAGTATTTACGAACAATGTCATCTTTCGCACGGAGCATTAACGCTTCGGGATTGGCCGGAACTGAAACAGGACTCACTTCTAAGAGTTCCCATTTGGAAATAATTCCATAAGGAATTTCTTTGTATTGACTCAGATCTAAAAGTTCCTTTTCGCCATTGGGCAATTCAACTTCTAACGAAGTGATGGATAACTTGCCATCATCACCCCGCATGTCATATAGATCAATATAATTCTTAGGAATAAAACCTACCGAAAAAGCGTTCATAAAACCGGAAGTATAAAGTTTTTCCAGTTTAACACCTTCTTCAGTATCTGCAAATTCAAAATGAATTTCAACAGATTCTTTACTGACCTTAATTTCAACGACCTTACCCACTGGATAAGTCCGCGAATTATGAATATCCAACATCACTGGATTCTTCATAAAAGCATCAGTAATGACCCCGCGAGGTACTAAAATTTCTTTATGACGATCTACAGCCGCCGTACTGGCAATCGCGGTATATACGTTTTTAATACCGACCCCTTTTTTCAATAAAGTAGGTCTTTTAAAATCAAATTGGCAAATACTAAACATGGTAATCTCCTATAATCAGTGAATACTATAGTCTTACTTTTGCTTTGTAAATAGTGTTTAGCATTTTTTCAGCTATTAACTCACTATTTTTAATGAATTCTTGTCGCATCTTTTCAGTTGGTTTTTGACAAAGCATCTCAGGTAATAAATTAAATTGTAAAAAATCAAAACCTTTAAACTTTTCTTGTAATACAGAAATTACCAAATCTTGCCAAAGAGCAAAAATTTGTTTATGTGTTGGAGCCGATAAAGGAACATTGATTGCAAATAAATATATCTTATCCATTAACAATTCTTTTAAATAAGAATTGTTATTATCGGGTTTGGGCTTATCCGAAGGCTTCGGATCACCAGCATTAGGATCTTTTGGCTTTTTAGGTTTTTTGGGCTTTTCAGCAGATGTTTCGTCATCTTCATTATCTGCTGTTGGCATCTGTGGCTTAATGGGTTCCGGCTTTTTAAAATCTTTATCTGGTTCTAGTCCTGGACATTTTAAAATGGTCGCAGTTTGTGACGGGGAATAGCCCATGGCATGATACTGAGATGCTGGTGCTGCTAATTCAACAGGATCAGGAGCTAAACCAGCGACTTTACTAACATCCCATTGCGCATACACGCCAGGAAAATCACGATCTAAAATATTAAATTGAATGAGTTCTAAAACGTGATTCATTTTGGGTAATAAAGTATGTTCCCAAAAGATTCTAATTTGTTCTCTCACATTACTGTAATTACTGTAACTAAAAATACCCACAATTGATGGAGGGACACCAAACACTGCAAGTACTTCTTCACGGTTTAATTCTTTACCACGAATGAAATCAACATCTTTTGGATTGACAACGAGCGGTTTGACTTCAACTCCACCTTGCATTAACAACGCTCCGTGCGCTCCATCAATCCCACTGTAATAATTCACCACTTCACTGCGAATGTCTTTCTTTTGTTCGCGGGTTAACTGACCTTTTGCTTGAATCAATAATGGGTTTTTCATCCCGGAACGGAAAAAAGCCGAATTCCATCCCGCAATACTAAACTCTGATTCTAAACTCATCCGTGAAGGACTGAGTTGTGATAATCCCGCTAAAGGATCTTTTGGATTATAATTATCCAACGGAAGTACATCTTCTGGTAAATATTTTTTACCCGATGAATCTTCCCAACCGCGTAATTGCGGACGGGCTGGATCAGCATTGGTGTACACTAAAATGGGGCGTAATTCAGTCTTTAAACGAATATCAATGGATGTTGCTACACCTTTCTTACGTTCAATAATCCAAAAAACCAATCCATCAATACTGACATGCACAAAAGTACGATACATTAATTGTTTTAAACTAATGATTGTGGGAGGATTTGGTGGATTAAATAATTGATAGACTAGATGCTCTCGATCTTTGATCCGTTCTTTTTCATTTGGAGCATCTGAAGGGATACGATCTGGTTTTCCTTGATAAAAAACTAAAGGTGCTGAACTGGCAGATGTGGCAATGCGATTAACACACGCATATACCCAACACATCCTTTCATAAGAATTATTAAGAACAAAAGAACGCAGCCCCGCAGCGCCGCCTTCGGATAACCAATCATTAAATGAAAAGATTTTAAAGCTCATGAATAAGCCTAATAGTCTGATTCGAATACTGTGCCATGAAATTACATCCTTGTCAATAAAAATTTAAAATTGTACGTCTCGGAAAAATCGATCATCCATGGGCATCCGCGTACCCATTAAAATTTGCCACTCTTCTTCTGAAATTGAAAACTCTTCTTCACGTTCTTTCTTTGAAGATATCGATTCCAGCATCGGAGGTCCACCACCCGGTGTTTCAAATGCCATAACTAATGAATCCCAATAGTCAGGAGATCGTCCTAAATTCTTTTTAAGTTCTTCTTTGGGTAATAACTGAATCTTACCTTGTGAAGTGATCTTATAACGCATGGCTTGAATATCACCACGAATATACTCTTTAATTTCATAATCGTGAACTTGTACCGCCGCCAATCCCACATTACCATGATCAATTCGATAACGAAATGCCCAAGCCATCTCCGCACGAACATTAGAATAACGTTCTTTATCTACCACAATATTGACTTCCGCATTATTGACTGCCACTACGGGAATTTCAATATTGTCGTCATCCAATTCTATCAATCGATCATATACACCCGCACCTAAACCAATTACGTCAATCTTTACCGCAGTTACGGGTAAACCATAAGTTTCTTGTAAATGCTTTACAAACTCTACCGTCAAACCTACCACTTGCATGGTGGTATTGCCCGTGACTCGCTTGACTTCCATCACCCGTGAACCACTAACCGCAGTCCATACGGTACTGTCCGTCCCCATTCGCGCTACGTCTAAGCCCACTTCAATATGCGAACCCAACTCCCCATTCATATTGAATGCATCAACAATCGCTTTGTACGGTACAACCACCATTTCAGAGTCAGGAATAAACTCTGCTTCTACGAAGATTTTGTATAATGGATCATCCCGACCCCAAGCTTCTTCACGCTTTTTTACCCAATCATAAGCAATCAAACCGGGATAAATATTTTTACCAGCTAAGACATTAGGCGTTTCAGTTGCTTTTACCCGAATAACGTGCCAGTCACCAAACTTGGTTTTACGATCTGGCATACAGATGTTAGCTAATTCGCAACTGGAAATAGCTGTATTGGAAATAGCTAACCAACGACAATTTGCAGAAGTCATTAAACCTTCTGCGGCTTCCCAAATTGGACTATCAATACCTCCAGCTTGATCAAAAACTACCAACTGATGAGGTGCATGGTAGCCCGTAAATCGATCTATATTTTCAGAATCTGTACTAAAACCAACCGCAAAATGATCTTCGCCCAATTTGTATTGTAACTGTAAAAGTTCTCCACCTAACGGCATAATTGCTTTAGCATGTGCTGCACGTAATTCTGACCAAAGTAAATCTTTCACCTGCCTCTGTGTGGGAGCCGTGGATACTACTTTAGAATTTGGATGACAGAGCAAAAACCATAACATTAATCTCGCGGCCAAATGAGTGTTATGTTCTACAAACGTAGTCAAGTACGTATTATATTCCGGTACACAAATACCCACAGTTGGTTGCAATCCTAAATATTCAATCGATCTTATTTGTTCCCAAGCATAACCTTCTGGAAGACTTTTAAAAGGCCATTCCAGTGTATGCTTAAAACTGGTTTTTGTTAAAACAAATTGACGACATTTTTCTAATTTAATTTCTTTTCCAAAAATTCCAACACGATCAATAAATTTTAAAACTTCTACACCTTTAAAAACTTGCCAAGTCCAAGCGTCAAACTTTTTACCATTGCAAGTTTTTTGTCCATAAGAAACATTTCCATAAATACCCAAACGAAGCATCACTAATTCAATATCACGAATTAATTTTTCAGATGCTAAAGTAATAGCAATTCTAGATGTTTCACGATCTGTTTTTGGTATATACACCCAACCGTCACAAGCAAATAAACGATTCATAATTAAAGCTAAAGAATCATCATTTAATTCCCAAATAAAATCTGGTAAATATTTATGTTTAGCTTTATGTCCAATTAATCCCCATGCACGAAATTTTTCCAACAGTGGATTGTATCTATTTATATTATCTTCAGTACGTTCACGTCCAATCACACGATAATCGTATCGTGAATCAGTTTTTTTGATAACATCACAGTTAAAACGATTAACAATATCTCTAAAATCATCAAGAGTTTTTCCCAACTCTTGTGTAAAGGTTATACCAGTTGTCGTACCGCCATCTCCCAATAAATAGCCAATCAACTTAGCTTCATCTTCTGTAATTGTTTTTGTTGCTAAAACATTCAATTTCAAAGGTACGGCAACAACCATATTACCCCTTAAATTATTAATAGGTCTCCATTTTGGCAATGTTGGTATCCGATGAACATTTCGTTTTGGAAGATAGCAAGTGTATAAAGGATGGTTTTCAGTACGAATAATGCAACGCCCCGATTTAGTAGTGATCTTACAAACTGGTTTTAAACCATTATCTTCAGCAAAAGCCTCAGCTTCGATTTGTTGTCCAGTTTTTTCATCCCAAGCAAGAACTTTAAAAGATTTACCAATCAAATCTTCAGCGTTAGCAACATTGCCATTGGAAAGTACTATGCGCTCACCAAAAGCAACACATTTGCCAAAGCCAAACGCACCTGCTACCGCGACTCTTTCATACTTAACTAAAGCTTTGCAAATCTCTTTTTGTTTTTCCCAAAGACTTCCACCTAAAACACTCTCAATCCACCAAGCTGGATCTTGTCGTCCACGTAAAACAAGTTCACTTTTCCAATTCTTTTTACGATCCATGTCATTCAGTTTCCGTATTTTCAATTTGCTCTAACAAATCACTCCAAGTCTTAGGCGCTTTACCACCACCCATATCCACACCTTTAGTCATCGCTAATACATTCGCTTGAACTAACTCTCGATACGCCTGTGCAACTGAACGTAATTCAGCAGGAGACGTTACCCCGAATGGCAACCCCAAACTACAACTTTCCATATCTTTTAATAAAGTATCAATCTGTCTTACTAGTCGATTTCGAATGTCTAAAGTACGTTGTTTGTATACTTGTTCAAAAACTCGATTAACTTCTTTATCCCGTGCTTCAACTTTTTCATCCCATGCATAACCATCCGCCCAACTGGACAATAAATCAAATTCAATACCAATGATCTTAGATAAACGTAATAAATTACGCTTAACACCTAAATCATAATAACGTTCAAAAGCTTCAGCCGGGGTCATAATATTCATCATTAAACTCTTTGCGATGGTGTAATTCTTAAAACATCAGAATGTAATTTATAAATCTGATTATTAAAATTTTGATGTTGAATCTGTGGAAAGGTTCGTTCATATACCTTCATTAGTTGTTGTAAATCAGCTTGAGGAATTGCTTCTTGCATTAATACTTTAAATTGATTTTTCAACTCATCCGTTAGCGTTTGATCCGTTAAGATTCTAAATGCTAAACCTGTTTCCACAGATTTACGAATGGCATTTTTGAACAATGCGGGATACGCTAACCACTTTAATAGTGTATCAAACTCTTGTTGCCGCATGTTACTCTTCATCCATCAATTGTCCGATCAAAGGACGATCTTCGTAGTCCAATTCAGGAAAATCTCCATCCGGTGAATCCGGCAACGAAGCGTAACGTTGGATTCCGTCAAAGACTCCTACCACATTCTTGACTTTGGATAACGTACCACTAAACCCCATGACATTTTTAATTGCGGCTTGTTGATTCTTTGAAAGCAATTCCATTAACGCAATTTGCTGCATGGTGTCCATGGCATCAATCGTTTCAGGATCTAGTAAACGATTTTCCAGCAAGTTCATTGCTGAATTAATTCGTTCTAAACGATCTACTTCTTCATTTGCTTGACGGAAGATGCACCGGAAGGTTCGTTCAAAAGATTGAACTGCTTCTAAATGAAATGCTTTTTCAGACATTATCCACACCTTGACCAAGAACATGATAAACATTTATCACATCCTGATTCCCGTGTCAATGTAGGCATATTACATTTAGGACAGATTCTCATAGCAGGTAAATCTTTTACTGCGGGTTCAACCACGGCAACGGGCTTTTCCGTGGCTGTTAATAATCCCAATTGAATGAAATGCTCTTCAATGACTAAAGCAATTTCGGCCACAATACTGGGAATATACTGCCCTTTTTTCCAATAACCGCCTTTTGGATCGTTAACAGCTCTTAATTCTTCTACAATAAAAGTAACATCGCCCCCTTTACGAAACACACCACTGATCATTCGTGTGAGAGCAACGATCCACTGAAAACTTTCCATGGCTTTTGAGTTAATGAAAATCTCAAACGGTCGTTTTTGCTCATGCTCAGTACCGTGATTAAGGATAATGTCGTTAATGGTAATGTACAAGGCGGCATCGTACACTGGAGATCGTAATTTATAGGTTCTTCCCTCGAGAATCGCTGGACGTTCCGTTGTCTCGCATAACTTTTCCATTGACAATTCTTTAGAAATTGAACTCTCATTAGAATCTCCCAAGTATTTGAAATCAACAATGGGACTTTTAATTTGTACAATTTTAGAATTTTCCATAAGTATTCTCTTTCAAAGCGGAAAACAAATTTTCAGCCGTGGTTATTTCACCATCGTATTCAACACGATCACCACCTGCACATTGGATCACCGTACCATCAGCTAATTTAAATTCATACCTACTATTGGCTAAGTCTTCACTTCGACTTAAAATCGACCCTAAAGTTTCAGGATTATAACGAAATGTGGAGACTGCCTTACAACCTACTTTATAGGCATAATCATAAATACCTTTAAACTCTTCTAAAGTAATATTAGTGGGTACATTACAGGTTTTACTAATTGAAGAGTCCACCCACTTTTGTACGACAGCCACCATGTCTATATGGGCTTTCCATGAAATGGTATCCGCAGTCACAAAATAATCCGGTAGATGTTTTAACAATTCTTCGTCCGTTTTATTTTGTCCATATAATTCTTTATACAACAAAAACTCTTTACTGTACACGGCTTCCTGTTGTCGAGTTTTCTTATCTTGTACTGTTAAATTACGAAAATAACAATGGGAGAAAGAAGGTTCGATACCTCCAGATGCTCCGTTTCCAAATGCTAAAGAGATTGTACCCGTAGGTGCAATAGAGGTGTGATGACTAAAACGGCAGCCATGTCTCAACAATCGATCTTTTAATTCAGGTTCATCTGCTAATAAACGTTGCATGTATGGACTTGCCAAAAATAATTCAATACCTTTAACTTTTTGTCCTAACTGATCTTTAAATAATTCATTCTTTCTAACAATCTCTGGAGTAATCTCAAAATACTCATTCAGTACGGGTGCACAACCTTTTTCTTCAGCCAATGCACAACCCGTGACATACCCACGAATTGCCATCAATTTCGTTACTTTTTCTGCAAAGTCTAACGCTGTTTTAGAATCATAATGAATACACAGCATAATTAAAGCAGAGCCTAAACCAAAAAAGCCCATTCCATGCCGACGTTTTTGTAAAATTTCATCTTGTTGAGACTTTAACGGTAAATTATTAAACTCTACTACATTATCCAACATTCGTGTAAATACATCTACAGTGTTGGAAAAATTACTGAAATCAAAATGAGCATCATCCGTGAAAGGTTGTTCAACAAACTGAGTCAGATCAATAGAACCTAATAAACATGAATTGTTTGGTGGAAGCATCTGTTCGCCACAGTTTCCTGTATAACCCCATTCAGTTGGAAAAACATGTTGATCATGTTGTACTGAAATATCCCAAACTTTATGAGCACCTTGAACATATGTAACAGTTTTTACTTCATTATAAAGATTTGTTATTTTAGATTTTTTTGGTTTTCTTAAAACCAAAAAATCTAATTTTGCTTGTTTTCTTTCACAAGTTAAATTAAATAACGAAGCAAATGCTTTTGATGCTGAATTAGCAAGTTTCACAGCGAAAGCTGTGTAACTTTTATTATACGATTTTCCATTTGGAAATACAGTGTTAGAACTTTCAGTTTTCCAAACAGATGTTTTTATTCCATAAAAACTCAGCAATTTAGCTAAGTTCATAGTAAAAGACTCTGATTTTTGACTAAAAATTATACAACCTCCACGAAAATCATTGCCTTCAGAAATACTGCCATCCGTTGAAAACAACCCATCAATAAAACCTCGAATGAAGTAATCATTGCTTTTAAATAAAACTAAAGGTAAATCTTTAGTTTTAGGAAAAATTCCAAAACGCAACATAAACCATTCAATAAATGCCTTTGAAGTAAGTTGAATACTTAATTCATGTGCATTTTCCTTGATGGACGAAGGATTGTTTTTGTACTGATTTAAAATTGACAGGGTTCTTTCAGCTACTTTAATATCCAACTTGTTAAAACTAATCCCAAAAGCATAACCTGTACCATCAACGCGGGATGAAAGCCAGCCATTTCCCATAAAAACGCCCACTAAAAATCCCTCATCTTCAGTCAATGTAGGGTCTACATTGAATTCTAATGGAAGATTTAGATTGAGAGGAATTAAATCACCAGCTTTTAATTCACTAGTTTCTTTCTTTACAATTTTTCCAAAAGAATTTAAAACCGGCCATAGATGTTTAGGTGTAGCTTGGATAGTCTTATAGTTACCAAAATTAATTTCCATAAGAGTTTCGGCTTCTCCTGACAAACGACAACTTGCAGGTGCCCAACAACCATCTAAAGATCTTACTGAAAAAAGTTGATTTTCTAATTCTTCAATAGGCAAAATACCAAGATTGGTGTGTACCAAAGTTCCCGCTGGCATTGACGGATTAGAAGCTCTAATTTCTTCACAAAACCATAAATTATTTTCTTCGTTCACGCGATCTATAAAAATAACACCTGGTTCAGCATACTCATAATTAGATTGAAGTATTAAATTCCATAATTCTGATTTTGGCATCTTGCCATAAATTTTAAATAAAGTCTGTCCATGTTCATTCGTGATATATGCAGCATCTTTAATATGCCATGTATCCCACATCGTTTCCGCAGTATCCAATGCAGGATCAGAACTACGAATGGGAAAACGAAATATCCAATCTTTTTCTTCATTAAAAAATGAATGAGGAACGAGCACACTAATATTAAATTGTCGAAATCGTCCATTTTCTCGTTTAGCTTTAATAAAAGCTAACACATCTGGATGACGTAAATCAAATGTTGCCATCTGTGCACCACGTCTTCCACCGGCTGATGCAATGGTAAAACAGCCTTTATCAAAAATATCAGCAAAAGGTAACGGGCCAGATGTGGTGCTACCCACTCCATTAACAAAAGATCCTTTGGGACGTAAAGAACTGAAGTCGTAACCAATTCCGCTACCACCAGATAGAGTAATTAAAGAATCTTTTACGGATTGTCCAATTGATTCGATAGAGTCATAGATTGTATCTGCAACGACGCAGTTGATCTGCGAAGTATTTGGTTTGTGTTCCTCAGCACCCGCATTACTCATAATTCTTCCAGCAGGTATTGCACCACTCACCATTGCTTCAAAAAAGACATCCGTCCAATATCGACAATCTTTTTCATTTTTAGCCAATGCTTGAGCCACTCGCATAAAACTATGACTTCTACTCTCATCGACCTCATTGCCATGCTTATCGAACAATTGATATTTATTGGAATATACAGAGTTAGATACGGATTGAAAAGACATAATCAAACCTCATGGCAATAAAAAATGCACGATATAAATTATCGTGCATGGACTGTTATTGTTTAGAATTACGAAGCTGTAATTCCAATCTTGCGAGAGCGTTCCATGCAGAATGTGCAGCATGGAGTAATCCAGATTCTTCATCAAATACTTCATTCGTCGCTTCAGCTAACAGATGACGGTACAATGCATCGGTATAACGCTGCTCCGCATTAACCACTTCACACCATCCATCATCCGTGTATTTTTGTGCGCCGAAGGTTCCCACTTTGCCCACTTCTAGTAATGCACGCGCAAAGCCGTGCATGATGAGAGTGAGTCGATTCTTTCCAACATCTGCTTTATAACCAACAGCGTGTTGTTCAGACATCAATGAGTTCCTGTTGATCCAAAACCACCTGTTCGCTCCACAATTCGATCAAATTCTTTTACTACGTTCAATTGAACTCGAACAATCGGAGCAAAATACGCTTGAGCAATAAACATACCTGGTGTAATTTTAATTCTCTCACTGCCTTGATTCCACAAACTTACAAAAACTTCGAGATGATAGTCTGAATCTATGAGACCAACGGAATTAGATAAGATCAACCCTTTTTTATGGCCCAAACCTGATTTAGGTAATAAAAACATTGCTAATTCTTTATCATTTAAATCTACTGCCAATCCTGTAGGACATAAAAATTTAATTTTTGGAGCCAAAATTAATTCATCATCAATACAAGCTCGTAAATCTAATCCTGCCGATTCTGAAGTTGCATACTGGGGTAAATCCCATTGTTGATAAAACGTGGGATGTAAGATTTTTACATCAATATTACGCATAATACCTCCAAAAGGTTTATTTTAACACACTGCCCATGATGATTCAATGTCAATTCCATCATGGTTTTTGATTACAGATATGGTTCCATCAAAAGCGACACTATCCAGCTTTCGATGATCAATTAAAAAGATCTGCTTGTTCAATTGTCTAGCACGATCTTTAAGAATGGATAACAATGATGTGATACCTGCTTCAGATAAGTAACTTGAGGGTTCGTCGAACACCTCAAACGTCGGCTGTTGCTTGCATTTAGCAGTAATTAAATCCGACATACCCAAAGCACCGGCTAAACGCAAGCGTTGTGACTCGCCTCCACTCCATGCGTTCCAATGAACGGGTTCTAAATTGTATGGCGTGATGATATTGACCGTAAAACCTTTCTTAACTTTACCGCCTTTAGTCAAACCTTCCACTGAAAACAGCACTTTCCAATTTTCAAGACCTAATTGGAACAATTTATTATTTACTTCCAACTCTAACTGCGTTAACACTTCACTAATTAACGATAAACGTACTTCACGAAATGCTTTAACCCAGTATTGGGTAGCAAACAGCTCTTTGTTCAGTTCTTTTAACTGTTTTTCATTGATTTTTAGCTTATCTTGCAGTTTTTCGATATGTTGCTGCTGTTGTTGCTGTTCCAAATAGTACGGATTGACTGAATTTTGTAATTTAGCTAAATCACGCTCCACTGTTTGCTGTTGAACTTTGATTTTAGCCAACTCTGCCTTTAAAAATGACTTTTTATCCAGTGTTTCGCGTTGTTCCGCTAAAAATTCCTTTCGAGTTTGCTGTATAGTTGTCAAATCTATCCGATATTGATTCAATTCAGAATCTTTTTCATCAATCAAAGCTCTAAAATCAGCACTCTTGGATTGCGCATTATAAATCTGTGTTTGTAACTTGCCCATTTCTTGTTGTAAATGAGCTTTTGGAACATCTTGTAAACAATATGGACATGTTTTATCCACAGTTTCGAACTTTTTCAGTTCATTTTTAAGATTTTTTAATAAAAATTCTTGTTCATTACGTTTATCTTGTAAAGAACTCCGTTGTTTTTCCAACTTACGACCGTCCAATTGAACTTCTTGTTCGATTTCAGCCAATTCATCTAGCTGCTCTTGATGTTCTTTTAGTTGATCTTCAATTTTGGAACCTTGTTTAATCAATTTTTCCAGTTTTTGATAGAACAGATCATTTTGTTCCATCAAATTTTGATGTTGATCTTCAAAATTTTGTTCCCATTGCTTAATTTTGTCATCAAAATCTTGTGATTGTAAACCTTCAATACGACCTTCAACACTGGCTGTATCCATTTTTACAGTAGTAATCGAAGATTCCAATTGATTTGATGATTTTTTAGCGGTATCCGTAGCGGTATCCCATACATCTAAATCTAAAATTGCTGACAACAATGTAGATTTATCAGCCGCAGACAAGTCAAAGAACATTGTACCGAATTGGGCAAAGACAATACTGGCGACAAATTGATCAAAGTCCAATCCCAACAATTCATTGACTTGTTCTTGAGTTGCGGTTTTACGAATTCCGTCAGCATCTAAACATAAAGAATTGGGAGTTTGAGTTCGTAATAGTCCATATTCTTTGCCTTCCATGGTAAACTCAAAATAAACTGATCCAGCAGACCCCGCTTCCCAATTTAGAATATCTGAAGCTTTCAATAAGCGGGGCGTTTTCCCAAACAAACACCATGTTAACGCATCACCAAATAATGTACTCTTACCACAGCCATTACCTTCCAATGATGGTTGAACTTCATTACGACCTTGGACTAAATACAATCCCGATTCAACGGGAAATGTAAATTTAGTTTCACCCGAAAAACACTTAAAAGATCTAAGTGTAAGAGCTTTAGGTGTCATATTACTTACTCTTTACAGTTTTCAATTGAAACTGATTTTGAATCGTCAAAAAAGCTTCCGCATTTCCTCTTGCATCATCAACGGGATGATGGGTATGTTTTGTTTTACGAAGATGCTTAAAGTTTTTAAACATGTTTCGTTCCAGTCCTTTGTACAAAGATCCTAAATTAATGGAACTGTATCCAAATGGATTTTTATTTAAAAACTTCCAAAAATAGTAATTGACAAACTGCCAATCAAAGCCATTATTGTCACTCATAAAATAAACTTTTGTATTTAAAGTCTTTAACCAACCATCAAAACATTCCATTCCAATTTTTGGTTCCATAAATTCTAAACACTCAATACGAGAATGTCCCGATACTGCTAAAGCTTGCGGAATCCATTGATCGGAAATCGGTTTAAACTGCATATAAAATGTTCGATTTAATGAAGGTTCTACGACGACAGCCCCCAAACTAATCATACTGTATAAACCGGGACATGGCCCATCAGCTTCAACATCTACCATAATATAAGCCATTATTTAATCTCCAATTAAATTTCAATCTTTTTATTACGACCGCATCTAAATCTAACTTCCCTAAGAGCTTCTAACTCTTCCAATGTAAAATTCAACGCATGATCAACAATAACATCATTGAACGTTTGACCCCTCCAACGATATTCAGTCAACCAACTAGGACTAACAATAAACAAATCAGTACGTTGTAATTTCCTAGCAAGATACTTGGGATATTCCAAATTACTGTTACACCAAACATAAATTGCTGAAGTAGGAGCATCACTGAGTTGTTGCGTGGTTTTTCCCAATTGCCGTGCCATTACTTAATCTCCAGTTGTTTAAACCACTGCTTACTCAATGTCCATACCTGTGCCATCGTTAATTCACCCGGATCGTGAATTCCATCCGGGAGTTGAATCACTTCCAAAGGATAACCGGGCAATTGATCTTTAATCGATTGTGCATATACCGTTGCAGTATCATCCAATAAAATCAGTACGTATTGATACAGATCGGTCAATGCTGCAATATAAGCAATCTGTTCCATTGTTGCCATCTGATTAAATAAACACGTCGCCCGAATCCCATATTTTCGTCCATGTAGATCTAAAGTCATAGCGTCAAATGGACCTTCACACACTACTGCAATGTCCGTAGGATGTTCAATGAGTTGATCCCAATTAAAGATCATTTTCTTAATATTGATTAAAGCCCCTTCAGCATCGGATAAAGTTAAATATCGAATAGACTCTTTACTGTGAATACTACGCGAAGTCCATCCCACCAACTGTTGTTGATGGTGCAATGGAATGATAATCCGTTGCTTATATCGACCCGTAATGGCCCATTTTAAATGGAATTCACGAACCAAAGCTGTAACTTGTTTTGCAGAAAATCCCCGCTGTTGCAAATAGCCGATAAATCGCTGTTCGGCTTGAAGTGGTGTACCAAAATCTCGAAACTCTTCCAATAACATTAATTCTTGTTTTTCAATATTAGATTCTTTAAAAAAGTTGTTGGGATCATCCGCTAATAATTCAAAAGATCCTTCTTTTAACCAGATCGTTTGCTGACCTAACAGTTCACACGCGGTATAATATGAGCAACGGATCAACTTCATAATTAATTTATGAAGAGTACGTCCTCGGTGTTGTCGTGGATTGCGCCAACATGAATAAACGCCTTTTTGTGAATCAATTCCCAAATGCATAGAAGGATCGGGGTCAGCACTGGCATTACAAAATGGGCAACTGATATTACAATCGTCTGAGACTTTTTTATTGACACCACGAACAATATACGGAATTCGATGTTCTTCGCAAAACTGCACAAAGTCAAACATGACCGTTAATCGAATTCTTAATAACCCAACGCAATGCTCCGTTTTTAATGTAACCCGGAAACGCTTGATTAATTACCCAAGGAATTTCAGGTGCGGCATTGAGTAATCCATTCAAACACAATGGACGCTCTCGATCCATTAACGAATCTGCCAACAACTGAGCACACCAGTTCAATGCCCATTGTTGTTCAATCTTGGTTAATGGTGGTTCAAACACTTCATTGAGCCAAACCAATAAACCATCACCCGTTTTCTGAATTTGGGTTTTGGTATGATCGGGTAAAGCTTTGATGGGAGGAGTCCGCCAATCCATTCGTGACATCAATGCCGTACTGAGTGCAATGTACCATGCATTGACACTCGATTCTTGATTTTCACGAGTACGTAATTTTGTCGCTAATAAGATGATTTGTTGCAGTTCACTGTCCACTAACGAAGGTAGTAATTGACGGATTTGTTTTAATGTTTCTTCACTCATACTCAATTCTCCATGTTACATCCACTCTCGATAATCGTTTTTTACTATTTTACGACTGTGTAACTCTGCCCAAGCCAACACCACCCCTTCATCATAACGAACGGGTGGTCGCTTACCCCCGGATAAAACAATGACAGGAAGATTTAAACGTTTACGCCAGTCATACACAGTCATACCTGTTACATCAAACATTCGACAGACTTGGCTATGTGTTAAAAGTACACCGTTTTCATGACCAGGTGGCACCTCACCAATCAACTCTTTAACCGGCGGTTCAAACTCTTTTGATCCTTTTTTCAAGATTCGTTTAGTCAATAAATCCATATCCAGAGTTTTGGTGTGATGGGCTAAAGTCCCGAAATGATTTTCGGGTTTCTTTTCCATTGCATCCACAATATGGGATTCATCCGCTGAAATTTTTAAATTTCGCTGACTGGGAGGAATGGCTTGGATACTACGAGTCACCGCACGATTGGGACGAAGTTCAATATTTCTACGTTCCATAAAAATCTACGCTCTTAAAGTTAAGGCAAGTTCACGATCTTATGAATTTGCAATGATAAAAAATACCCGTGTTTTAAACACACATCCACGGCTTGTTGCGTATTTAGAATATTCAGTTCTAAATCTTTTTCATCCCATGGCGAAATATACACGGGAATATGGGGATCGTGGGGTTTGGCGACGGGAGTAGTACGAAACTTTTGGGGTTCTTCATTGGGTAATCCATCTTTATCCACTGCTCCAAAGCGCACGACGTATTTATAAGCATCAATGTGTTGCAGAATTAGCGGATGGAGTCGGGGTGTTTTGGGGCTGCACACCACTTTGATATGTTCAGGATATGCTTTTTTCAAAGCGGTAAATGTGGGTTGGTAGCATGACCCGGAAGTTTCAATTTGTACCGTCAAAAACCGCTGTAGCAGTGCATCAATCAATGGAGCCAATGGGTACTGCCGGAACGGTTCACCGCCCGTTACAACGGCTAATTGGGCGTTGTGTTGGATGTTTATAGCTTGCTCCACCACGTCATCTACCGTCATTGAATGAAATGAACTGTAATTCGTATCGCAGAGCGAACAAAGAAGAGTGCAACCTGATAATCGAATGAACACCGCAGGATGTCCAGTAAAAGGACCTTCCCCTTGCAAAGTATAGAATATTTCTTCTACTTCACACTGCGAATTGGAGTAATTCACCGGAGTGGGTTTTTGAGTATTCATACAATGTACTCTGCATAGCTTGTTTCAGATTCCCACCACTTCAATGACACTAAACGAACATTTCGTTCTTCACACACTTTATTCTGTAATAACAATTCGGTAATCATTGTACCCAACCATAAAGCTAAATTCTCAGCACTGGGCACTCCATCAATAAACACTAATGAAGAACCAAACTCTTGCAGTTCCACAGCCAAGTCTTTCATAAAGTTTTGATTCACCACTCGATAAAGCCCCCGATCCTCGAAACATAATACGTTGCTGTTCAGTAACTTAAAATAATGTGGAACCAATGGATCGTAGATATCACACAGCATATGATGATCGATCACTGAATCAATAAATGTTTTAATGAACTGTAACTCGTTGAAATCAATGATCATTCCGTTTACAAGATTACCAGTCAAACACAGATCGATTTTACCAGAATGTCCGTGACAATATCTGCACTTACACGTTACACCTGTACTCAGTACTTGATTCCATACACGGTGTGCGTAACAGAAATTATAAGATTTCATAATATTCATTGTTTTAGTCTCGATAAAAAAGAAAATGGATTGACTTTATTCGAAGGTTTAATTTCTTTAGACTTCACATTTTTAAAGAATTGTCGTTTAACAATACGTTCTATGATTCGTGCATTACATTGGAATTTTTCAGCAAGATAATGATAACGTTGTAAATTAGTACCTGATAATAATTCAAACTGCTCTCGAATGGTTATTACATCTGCGTCTTTTAAAGCAGTCACTTTGCCATTTGAAGTAATCGGGCGACGACCTTTCAAATCTTTATCACGTTCGTTGTCTTGATGAGTTCCCAAAAACAAATGATCTGGATTTACACAACGTGGATTATCGCACGTATGACATACAAATTTATCATCTTCAAAGTCACCTACAAATAAAAAGTAAGCTGCACGATGAGCTTTTAATCGAATGTTTTCTATGTTAACAGAACCATAACCATCTCGATCTAAGGATTGATTCCACAGCCAACATGAATCTGTTTTAACCACTTTCGATAAAAACCATTGTTTGTATTCTTCATCAGTTTTTGGACATTTACCACAATCAAATCGAGTTCGTTTTCTACGATTTAAATTACTCAACGCTTCTACTTTTGTATTTCCACATTCACACTGACATAAATACCGAGCACTCCAAGTGTAATCTACATAAGCGATAATAGTTAGTTTTCCGTATTTTTTACCAATAGCGTTCATACTTAAACTCTATATTCTTAAAGAATGCTTCATGGCAGAAGGCCATGAAGCATATTAACAATTAAGGTAACCGTCCGAAATACAACTCCCAATGATATACTTCATCTTCCATAGTGCGTATACAGTGTTTCAGATATTCTAATTCATCCAACACATGTCGTACAGTCAGTTCTGTTTTATGTGAATCTACCAGTTTTTCTAACACGGCAATTTGAATGTTGTAATGTTCTAGCATGATCAAGCACTCCAATATAATGAATGAATGGATACTATATATGATGGACAGTATCACTGTCAAATTTTACTGAAACGAAATTTCAGGTGTTAGAAATAATCTGTAAATTTTTATGGAACTGTTTTGACTAGATGAAAAATTACGAATGGAATCACTGTGTCAGTGTGTGAGTATTGGGTTGTTAGGTTGTGTGACATGTGTTAGATATAATGGTAATTGGTGGTAGTGGGTGGTTAGAGAAGAAGGTGAGGTATTTGGCATGGTTAGCTAATGTGAGAGAAAAATACGCAGTACATAATTTGGTTTGTTTCATATGAAACACTACTTTGAAGTGGTCATTTGGTTTTGTGTATGGTCAAGGTTTTATTTTGTTTCATATGAAACAATGTTTTGAAAAATTGGTGTTAGATTTCTGCTAGGGTTTATAGATTAAGTCCTATGTGCTTGTTTCGTATGAAACAAGCTTTGAAAAATTGGCGTTAGGTTCGGTTTATAGAATAAGCGCTGTCTCCAAGGGCTTCGCCTAGTGTTTGTGAATGTCAAAAGTTGACGCGCAACGTCACAATATGCCCATGCTAGTCACCCTGTTTTCGAGTTTCAAAAACTGGATTGAAAATATTTATTTTTCTATGAAATCAGCAAGTTATCACTACAGCGCTTTATTGCAAACAACAATTAAGCAAAAGCTAATTCAAAGCAATGAAAATAAAAATCGTTTGAAAATAGGAACTTATAAAATAGTTTTGGAACTTGGCACAATGCTCGCATCATTCCAAGCGCAAGCCAAGCAATTCCGCAAAGCTGCAAAATTGGAGAGTTAATCATGGCTACTCAAACTTCTTTGAATAATGCAATCACTAAGCTTCAATCCGCTATGAATTCAGTGTCATGCAGTAGTGACACGTTGTCATACTGGACTGGACTGCTAGCTAAACAGTATAAACTCCATGTCAATGGCAAGGTACAGTCTACTATGTCTAACCCCTTGGCATACTTCACAGTACCTCTGGCGGGTGACGGTATTAAGGGGCGTAGTCACGACTTTGTGCTAGCACAGTTTTGCTACGCTTTAACGCAAAATTGGACTAAAAACGCCCACGTAGCGCTACGTGGAGTTAACGAGCAAGCGATAAAATCCGGCATGGCGTTTGCTAGACCGCGCCAAGATTCAAGTCTTGGAAGTGTAGAGGGCCGCCTTGCTGCTAGCATGGTTAGCGCACAAAGCAATCCCAAAGCACGGCAAGTTGGCAGTAAAGAAGTGTTAGCGCTGGAAAGCGCAAAACATGACAATAATCGCGCTGCTTTTGAGAATGCCTCTCTGTCAATAGCGGCGATATTGGAAAAGTATTCTAAACCCGCTAAACCGCAAACTGTTAAGGCAGAAACAGTCCAGTCGGAAACGATTAAAAAAGGTAAAGGTAAGGCTAAAGCGCCCAAAGCAGTATAACCCATAACAGCCAGTGTTTCATATGAAACACTGGCATAAACTCAAACATGGAGAAACAACAATGTTACGCAATCTTTTTATACTTGGCCTGATTTGTGGTTTTATTTATACCACATTTTCAATAAAATCCGATTTTACTGAATTGCGCGTCAGTCGGATAGCGCAAATTGAGGCTGTCCTCGCACAGTGACAGTCTCAAATGGGAGACAGTCAGCCTAATCCGGCTGTCTCCCTAACGATACAGGATTAGGCGGGTTAGTCAGTGTACCCGATCTAATACACTGGCACAATGTAGGGAATTGACATGACTAAGATTAGCCTTGATAACATTGGTAACAATGAACTAGCTACTTGGATAGTAGACCATTTTTACTACTTGCCAGAAGCTGTAAGTAAAGATGCGCCAAAAGGTTACACTAAAGTTTGGTGTAAAACTTTACTAGAATTAAAGGAATTCTTGTATGCAAGAGGGTATGATGTTGAACTCAATGTAACAAAACGTAGCACTGACTAACACACACTGACACAAGGATGTGTCACTAACTTGGAGTATTACGATGAAAACGTTTCCAGACTTTTTGGAGTTTGTTGTAAGCTTGTTAGTGCTTATTGTTTTAAGTTTTACGCTCTTAGCTGGCGGCTACAGTATTGAAGCGCTAGCATTGCAACTAATGATTATAGTTGCTGTTATCGGCGATATTTGTCTATTTTGCTTGTTTAGAGAATAAGGCAATGCTCAACGTTGAACAAGCCACTGCTAGGGCACAGACCCTAGCATATCTGACAGCAGCAAACATGCTGCTAACTAAACCCTTGACAATTAAGGATATTGTCAAAAAGTAACACAATGCGCCCTGTCACTGGATTGTAGCAGGGCGCTAGTTTTGTTTCATATGAAACAAAACTAATGCTGTCCTAGTTTTGTTTTACATGAAACAACCCAACAATGCTACAGTCACAATTCCAGGACTGTTGCATTGTATTGACGTAACATGCACCCATCATGTATCAGGTGGTTGCATGTATAACTTGTGCTGCATGTCAACCGATTGCGACACTGCATACTGTACAGTGTTGTTACGTAACACATGTTTGACATATTACCCGGCATGGGGTTATACTGTCATAACACTGTTACGTAACATGTGTTATACAGTCAATGGTTGGCATGGTGTATGCATACCGTCACCCACACGTTACGTAACACGCAATGGACACACGCGGCTGGCACGAAAAATGCGCCGCCCCGCGCCCGTCCATGGGCAGGGGCGGTCAAACAAGACATTAGGCGTTAGAGTGTACTGTAGGTTGAGAGGGGATTCTGGTATGACCACCTTGAATTTCCACCTACGACCCCACTCTACAGCCCTTCCATCTACCCATCTGACATCTCCCACCTTCCCTCTACCATCTCATATTAAAGGTCAACAATCTACTCTAATTCGAAAGTCCTCTAACTCTCATGATCAGACATGAACAGAGCGTATTCGCCCTCTACATCGCTCTGAATTATTTTCACTGGGGTACTTGACACTCCTTATAAATGTGTGTACAATATACATACCCCACCGGGGTTCACGGGCAAATGCTTGATTTTTCAAACATTTTCCGTGCTTTAGGTGTGCGCTGAACAAACGTTCTTCGCACTCGACCGGGGCCGGTTCAATGAGACCGACCCCCATTAAATCAGATGGATTTCCCATCTGAACACTAGCGCGGCGTTAGCCGCTGGAGATGAGCATGTACTTAACCAACGAAGAATACAAAGCCTTGTTACAGCAAGACTCAACATTTGAAAAGAGCATTACGCTCTTTATCGTCCGGGAAACTGGACATAATTTCTTCGGGATGAACGAAATCTGGGGAGTCGGCGCTGATAACGCCGACTGGACAGGTTTCATGGATGACTATGGCACCTTCGTGCCAGTTGGTCACGGCTAAAATCATAGAGCGTTACGTAAGATGTAATACGTAACGCTCTTCATGAAATATTACTTGGAGAATTAATCATGAAATACTCACCTCAATACTTCCGGCCATTGGGCGTCGGAGACGTTGGCTTCACCTGTATTCGTGATCAAGACTTTGTTCTCGGCATTGAATGGTGGACTGAATCTGACGTTAAAGTCTATGCAGTCTTCAGTGGTTTTGCCCGCATTCGGGTAGATGATGTTCGGGCAGTACGGCAAGCCCGGAAGAGTATTGATGCGTTGGAAACTCGACAAGAGGGATTGTCCAGGTTGCTGTGGCTGAAACGGCAGATCTATACCGTGATTGACCAGATCAAAAATCAACCCGACAATAAACCTCGTTGGAGGTTTATGATCCGTAGCGCAGATCCACAACGTCGGAAAGTGTACTCACGGCTCTGTCGTGATCCCCATTGGCACATGGATACTGGAGATTTTTACTACCACACGTATAAAAAGATTTGGGAGCAGAGGCAAATCAGGCATTGTAAGAACGCTGATCCAAGAAATCTTCGGTGACATTCCTCAAGTTGAAATTCAGTTTGCATGGGAGAATTAATCATGAAAGTGTACAAAGTTGTTAATCCAGATAATCCATCTACCGCCAATGATTGGGGTATGCTCTTCCAAGAAGGAATCGGTGATGCGATCTTTGTAACAAGATCAGTGGACCAAGCTCTGGCTTGGGCATTGCAGCTCTCCCACAACTTGGATGATTGGAGAACCACATTGGTAGAGTTAGAAGTGACATGCATCCGTGATCTGTCATTACAACCCACGAAGAGATGGTTGAAATCAGATTTCATGTCATGGAGCGACAATGCAGACTCTCCATTCGAGCATCCAAGAATGAAACGAGTTAAGAGTAAGTGGTGGAGAATTCAAGGTCGTAGTTGTGCGTCATACTCTCGCTGGTTGGAGTTTGGCGAAGAGTTTGACTGTGAAGAGGTTTGGCGGGATACTCCCCATCTGGTGGAAGCTTTGATCTTACCATCAGATATCATTTCCATGCGTATTATCACGGAGAGTTAATCATGAATCAGTACGAAGAATTGTATCACCACACTGTTCGCTCTGTGCATCAGCGCATTGAGTGGAACTATCTTACACCTTTCAAACAACTCTTTATTCCAGATCGAGAAGATCACTCCATTGCGTTTGTCAGAACTTCATATACGGATCATGAAGGTCTAACATTCTACTATGGCTTTGATCCCGACTGGATGGAGAGTCGTGTCTTGAGTCTACCCAAAGAGCGCAGAGGTAATGTTCTTCTAACTCTGAATATCATGTTAGCACTCCATGAAACGGGGCATCAACGACAGACTTTAGTGATGATGGATGAAGGATGGCATTATGAAAGTATGCTCTCATACACCCAACATCATGGCTATGAATGGAGAAAATGTATGAAAGAGTTAGGTGTGAAACGTCCCAAAGCGAAAGACTTGAGTTTCACCTGGACTCAAGAATTCACTCGTCCAGATCTGTTACAACAGATCATTGACGACATCAGTGAAGATGTGTGGGACATGCTAGATTAGATTCAAGCGTGAAGGTATTACATGGTACATATTACGTAATACCTTCACGCTGAATTGACTAGACTATGTACTGACGTAAAAACGCATGGACAAAAGAGTTTTAATCCAGATCTTCCCCAGTACATACGAACAAAGACTTCACTTTCAACTCTTTTTCCCAATGATCGGGATTAACACAGAGTTTGTTACCACACCTGTTTCGGAGATGTGTTTTCCCTCTACATATAGATTTACCCATGAGTTGCCAGCCGATCTGGTGTGCCAACACTTGTTTCTTATTAACACACATCTGTCCATACCCTTGAGTAGATCGACTTCCTTTCCACAACCAACAAGAGTTGTCATCCGAAGATTCATCAATCTTACTAACCCAACGCTCTTCCAACGATAACTTTTTCATCAAACTCTCCAATAAGTAACTACGTAGAGGAACAGCATAGCACTACGTACTGGAGAAATCAAGCTATGTAGTGCGGGAATTTGACAACTATGAAGAGTTTTTAACCCTCTTTTTGGGAGCAGGCGCAGAGTCGGCGTTGCAAACTCTCCATACTGAGATTGAAATTTGAAAGAGTTTGTACGAAGATTCCATATGGTTAAAGAATTGTGTCATGAAGAGTTATACAGTAATTACATAATATGAAACTCTTTATGAATGAATATTTATTTATTATTTTGTTGAGAAAAGTATTGACATCTGATTTGATTCGTGTTAAACTGCGTTTACCGACCCGGAGGGGTGGTTCCATTGGAGAATGTAGCACCATCTGAAATGCTGTGGCTTGGCTACAATATTCTTGAATTTAAGATGAAATCAGCCAGCAAATCGGAAGCTTCCAAGAAATTGGACACAACATTCCCATCCAGAAATCAAACTCTCAAACGACCCACGTTCGACAAAGCCCCAACGAGACGATTTGAGAGGGGTCATTCCTCTACCCGCTACCATCATACTACTTTCTGGATTGCGTGGCTTGTGAGACGATTTTGGCGGGTTTCCAGACGATTTTTGAACGGGTTTTGAATCCAACCCGCAGGCATTCAACCGAAAATGGTTGAAAACTCTGCAAATGGGGTTTATCATGGATGCGCCAGCATCATTTTTCAGCGGTCAAAATGACCAGACATGTTTTACAACCGGAGAATTAAGATGAAAACCTTACTCGAAATTCTGGATTGGTTATGTTGTTTCGTACTCCCAGAAATTCCCCGTCTCATCTTGCTATGGGGTACACTTGGGTTCTTTATCTTTCAACTTTCCAACACTCCCATTCGCAGTTCAGCGGAAGATTGGAAACATTCGTTATCCCACTTTACTCAGACTCGGTAGCAAAATCTGAGTAATCGTGGTAAAATACACTTGCCAAATTCCGTTTTGACGGGGTATTTGGCAAGAACTTGGCTTCAACTGGAGAATTAAGTCATGAACCACATTGACCAACGTTTGCTGGAGATGAAACTCCGGCTGGAATGTTCGGGTGCAGAGTCCGCCGTGGTATCGGCAGTATGGAGCAGTATCGAAGCTCTTGATTTTGGTGGCTTGGATGCTGCATGTTTGGAGAACTACTACCGGGCATTGGATGCCACGGATCAGATAGCATGGATTGGCTACGGAGGTTCGCAACTGGCTGCTGAATCCGAACGAGATGTTTTATCGTTCCAGCAAGCAGCATTCAGACTGGAACTCGTGAAACGACTGGATACGGAAGATGAAGAAGTGGATTACGCAGTTCATTCCACTGTTTCCAAAGATGACACAGAATACCATTGGAAGGAAACTGTGAAAGAAATAGTGGAAGTCGACGGTCAATTTTTCGAAGATGAAAAAGTGATTGACCGCGTAACCGTTGTTCCGATTACAGCATCTTCCGTGGTAACAGAACGTCGAATCAAGAGTGCATTCGATGTTGCCATGAGCATGAAATTCGGCTCAGACTGGGATTCACAACTGAAGAATCCCCGTGGTTCGCAATCATCGGGAACCATCAAAGTCTTCGACGGTGGCTTGAATGAAAAGAACAAGCCCACGTTCATGTCCAGTTCACGGCAATACGGGAAGACTGTGATTTCGCTCCGTCCCGTTTCCGTTGCCAAGCATCCAAGTGTCGAGATTGAAGTGGAAAAGAATGGGACGGTGTTTAAGAAGGAAGTGCTCGTCCATGAACCACTGGAGAATTCCATCGAGTGCGGCATCATGCTGAAAGAGGAATTTGAAGCTCTGAAAATAATTTCGATTCCGATGTCGTCAAAGAACATGGATTTAACGGCAGATGGTCGCCGGGAGATTTTCATGGTGGGTTTAGTCCCATACGTCAGACATCGGCAATGCCGCTGTGCAGGTGGATGGATCAACGTGGGAGGTGAAGCGGTCAATTTGGCAGCATGGAATGCGTGTCATGGAGAATTATCAGCTTACTGCTCGGAAGCTTCAGATTGGTCAGTCATGGAAGCGTGGCTGGCAGATTGTCCCAATCCACTGGAATCGTACTATGCTTGGAAGTTTCCAAGCAAAGATTCCAAGAAATTAGCCATCAATGCGATGGCAGGTGTTTCAAGTAGTCGGCTGAACAAGAATGGTTTAGCTCCAAAGATATACATTCCGGCATTGGATGCAATGCGGCAATCGCAGAACTGCGAACGGTTCATCCAGTGGAATCTGGATGATCAGATCCGCAAGCTGTTAGGTGGTCGTCGTAATAATTCGGTGGAAAATTTAGTCGGAGATAATGACGTATCCGATTATTACGACGAAATTTACGATCCAGAGTCGGGATTGACGTACTTGGAGATGGCACGGAAGAACTTGGCTAAATCATGGGTTCAAAGTTCGAAGAATGCTAACCGGGAATTGGCTCGGAATGCTTCGAAGAATGTTGGTAAGATGTACAAGTCCAAGAGTTCCAAACTGCGGAACGGAGACAAATCATGTACGGTCAATGGTGCCAGATCAGCCGTATTGACGGAAAGTACGATTTGGATTCAGATCACAGCGCCCGGACATGAGTTAGATCAGTTTGCCGGAATTGTCGATGCTGCTGGCATGGTGGAGAAGTTCGGAGAGTTGGGATTCAACTTCGGAGGCTTTGCGGCTGAAGAGTTGGAAAAAGGCTTTACTCATGGACTGAATGCGAAATTGACGAAAGATGATTTGGAACGGATGCTGAAGAGTTACATGATCCGGTTGAACGATTTATCCATCGAGAGCGTTTACATGGATGGAGATTCGCCGTGGCTCAATATCCGTGAACACTTGTTCCCGGAAGACGTGACGGTGTTGGCTCGTTGTATTAACATGGAAGAGCTGGAAAGATTGCAACGGGCTAGACAGTTGGTTGAAGATTGCGGGATGGATACTTCGGATATTAAGCAGATATTAACTGCTTACCGTAAACCCGTGCAGTTCCGCAAGATGTTTTTCGATGGAGAAGTCCGCAACCAGACTTGGGCGGGGTTGAAATAAATTTGTTTCATATGAAACAAATCACGTCGGGAATAACAGTTGTTTTTCCCGACGTTTTTTCAACTGTCTTTTTCAGAGATTTTTGTCTTTTCAGAGAGCATGTGATCGCTCTACTCACTTGGGGAATTGAGTCATGAAAGCTTTTTGCAAAGTTTCAAACCGGCAGAACGAAATCAACTCAGCATGGTACCTTTTCCAACTTTTTGTTACGAAAAGCAAAATGCTGCGGGGTCGAGATGCTGAACACATCAGCATCGGTAAAGATTCCAGAGCACGTTCTTTAGGATCGTGTACGTACTACTACGACAAAGGGATTTCGTCGGTGACGCTGTCTCCCGCTACCATCGTGGATTTACGAAGAATTGAAAATCAACTAGATTTGTTTTATCAGGTGGCACACACGGCAGTTCATGAGGTGTGTCATGGGATTATCCAGAAAAAGTACTTCAATGCTTCGCTAATGAAGATAACCGTATATCCGCATGGTCGGGAATGGGAGAACTGTATGCGAGAATTTGGTATCTTCGATGGTGCGGCTAAAGGGGGTCGTGGTTTTCCCATGCTGTTCAAAGAAACACAATTCCTCTTCGATGCGTTGGAGTTATTCGAAGACTGGCGGCGTGGAGAATTTGATCTTGAGCTTTACAAGTTGTGTTTGCAAAGTAAAGTTTAACTGGGAGAATTGGCATGAACACTCTTATACGTGTGGGATTCGTGTGCTGGAAACTTCAACATGGAGGTTGTCGGCATTTTGTCCACGCTAAGAAAAGCGTGGTACGAGAATTTGAGTTCAAACTCTTGATGGGTTTGCGCGAGCAGATTATTCACAGCTTCTGACATGGAATTTGGGAGCAGACGTGGACATGGCGTTGAACGCTATGTCTATGTTTTTGGGCAAATTATTTTCAGATGTCATGAAAATAATGTTTGCAAACTCTTTCAATCGGATTTAAAATGGGTTGCGCCAAGCTATATAGCTTGGCGTACTTATTTAAGATGTTTTAACTTTCGGGAGAATTATGATGTATCAGACTAAAGCATTGTTCCGGGTTGTTGAGAATGACCCCAACTACGTCAAATTTGACGGAAAACAGATTCACTTGTACTTAGTGAAGGTGACACATGAACATGGGGTGATGTATACCCATTTCGTTAAAGGGAGCAACGGACGCCAGATCGAATGGAATGGACATGCATGGACAAAAGAATTCGATGAGATGCAAGCTGAATTAGAAGCTGCTCAGATGCAGGCTGAATAAACTTTGCTGATAGCCGCGTTCTTATGCGGCTATTGTTGAGTTTATTTTGTCCACCACGGAGAATTAACATGAGTAAAGAGCAAGCGTTTGCCAGAGCGCAGACTTTGGCATATTTATTTGTAGCCAATTTATGGCTACAAAGACCCACTTCAATCAAAGAACTGACGGAGAATTGATCATGAACTTCGTAATCGTGCAAGAATGCGGGGGATCGTTCCGGTTTTATGGATCGAAAGATGAGTGTATCGCTTACGTTGTGCAAAGTAAGCCAGAATTGGATTTGCTGATTTGCGGCACCAACGAAAATGGAGAGCCACAAAGAGCAATATCATGGGTATCGGAAGATTGGCATTCCAAACTTCCGGTGAAAGATCGTAACACACTGTGTCGAACACTGGAAAAGAATGGATATGCTGATGTCAAGGCCCAAATCGTATCCAAAAAATACGTATTCACGGGACTAAAAGATAATAAACAATGGAAATTCAAGTATTCGCCACGCAAAGATTGCTTAATTTCCATGTAGAGTAATTTCATCAGGTGGTGCGTTCATTCGTACCACCGAATGAAGAGACTTTACCCCCACAACCACGGAGAATTGACATGAACTTGACAGGTATTTTACCCCGTAATTCGTATGCTGTAGATGTGCTGCGGCAAGGTCGTCGGATGACAGATGTCAAAGATGGCACCAAGATGGTGCAGTTTTTGAAAGAGCTTCGCGGGCTTTTGCAGCAAAAAGGGTATAGCATACAAGGAAGTGTGCGCGAAGGATTTAGTTGCTCAAACGAGCAGGAAACGATCACCATCGTCGTGGAGAAACTGTAATGAACTATTCAATTCCGGTTTTTAGTCGTCCGTTCTTAATTCCCGGAAATGTGGATAATGCGGTCATTGAGATCCTGGAAACGGGTGAATTCGTAGATTTCAAAGTCATGCGTCCCATTACACGAGAGTCGGCTTTGAAAGAGCTAAAACGGATTCGTGCAGCATATCCGTCAGATAAATTCCGGTTGCGGCTGGAAGATTGGGGCGGTGCTGTCCCCAATGAGATTATCGAGTAATTCGTTTCCGTACCCACACTGTGAAAGGTGTGGGTACATCAGTAAGTGCAAGATGTACTTACTGATGTACCCATCCATAAAAGAGGAAAATGCCATGCTGAAAGAATTTAAACTGCCCAACCCCAAAGGGCAAGTGCTTGTCCAATGGGGAGAGTCCAACCCCGTCTACTACGGACGGGTTGGTAAGGATGCTACGGCTCAAGAAGTCATGGACTATGCAGTTGCCGCCGTGGAGAAATGCGGCAAAGGTTTGGAAGCGAAAAGCGCCATTTTTAAAGATGGCAACTGGATTGTGAAATCTGCCGACTTTGATTGGTCAGCTTGGGAGGTGTGAAATGAGCAGAACTTTCCGTAGTCCACAAACGAAATCCAAAGATTTGCCGCTGTATCACGCATGGCAAACTGGAGATGCCATGTGGTTGGCACGGCTGTTGGAGAATTGCGCTAAGGAAGTGCGCGATGGTTCCAAGATGGGATCGCGCAACCGTGATCGTAAAGACTACTTGCAGCCCAAGCGGCAGAAGTTGGAAAGCTATCGGAAGATGGTTTTCCGATTGGATATGGCCGTGTAAGAGTTTTAGTACCCACTCGCAAGAGTGGGTACATCGGTATATGCAAATGTATATACCGATGTACCCATCCACAACTGGAGATATTGTCATGTCGTTAGCCCACATGGTTGTAGAAAATCAGCAGTTAGATTTACAAAATGTTGTCGAATCCAGATTCGAACCCATGGAAGAATCGGATGTCATCCATAAACTCAAGGATGGATCGTATGTGTACGAAGAAAACTTGCTGGATTGGGATGATGTTACCGGCAAAACCAAGATGTTCAAAATGTTCTACTTGAGCAACTTGGCTAATTTTTCATCATTCCAAACTACTGCCCAGAAATGGTCAGATGATGACTATGACGAGGAAACAGAGTTGTACTACGATGAACTAGCAGAGATGGAGGATTGGAAATGAGTCAGATGAGCGCATTGGATTTGAAATGCAAAGAGCGTGTGATGGATTTCATCTTGCGTGGCAAGACGTCCCCCGCTGCAACCCACGCCTTTTTGTGTGACTTTGCTAAAGAATTTAAAGTCACTTACACCCAAGCGTCCAGATATTTGGACGATGTGATTTATAAGGAGTTAACATGAACGGTTCAATGGCGGAGAAATTCGCATCATTTGGATACAAAGATACTGGCATCAACATCATCTTAGCACCCGATGTAATGTTGACGCTCTTTTTGGATGGTTCCGGCTTTTATGAGAGCCGGAAACAACAGGTGATTTACCCATCATGTTGGGATAAGCACGGAGATCGTGCATTTAGTTCTGCAAATAGTTTGCAACACTCTTAACGAAATAGTTGCAAACTCTTCCGCAGCATGTTATGCTGCAAACGCGCCAGCACATAGTGGACTAGCGCATTTACGGAGAATACGTCATGAAAGAATTCATCGTGGTGGTGTATGTTATTGAAGATGATTTCCATGGAACGGAAATCAATTTGTGTCTGATGGCTGTTAATGAGGCGGATGCTAAGCATCAGGTGCTGAAAGCAGCTACATGGGCAGATGAAGTGCTGGATGTAATTGCATTGCCAGAATTTTAAAATTAACCGTTGCACATTCTTTTCGAGTGTGCTAAAATCCATTTGCGCCAGCATGGCAATGCATGGCGCTTTTTTTGAGACTTTTAAATGCGCTTTAATGCGCTGCGGAGAATATAGCATGGCTAAAGATAACAGTTTAGTGAAGCAACAACGCGAAGAGGCTTTGGTACTGATCAAACAGATCACCGGGCTAGAATTGAAACGGTGTGCTACGGCAACCGCAGGTTTGGCGGTGAGTAATAAGAGCATGGAAGCGAATATGTTCGCACACCTTTTGTGCAACGCAGGGAATTTCCCCACAATCGCATGGATGCTGGAGAACTGGGAAACTTTCCAAAAAGGGGAATTCATCCCCAAAGAATACCAAACGATTGCCGATCCCGTGAGCGTAGGCTATGCTTGCGGAACAGCACCCAGATTTGTATTGGCGTTTAACGCCAACAGCAAGTCAAAGGTGGATCGGCACAAGAGTAAGGATGCTGCCAAGACGGGTAGGCCACAAGAGTTCATTGCGTGGGCGCAAAGCTGGAGAATGGCCGCTACCCAATCGTTGTGGGTAGGTACTTCCCGTTCAGTAAAGGTGGGTGCGCCCATTACTAAGATTCCATCAGCGTATACCACACTAGATTACGGCTGCATGGAAGACTACGCTATGGATGGGAGTGCATCCGAGATTCGCTGCTTCCATGAAAATCAAGAATTGTTGCCCACCGATGAGGTGCTGCAAGCCATTGAGTCGCAAAAGAAATTTGCTAACTTGCTAGCGGAAGGTGGCTTGACCGTTGCCAAGCGATTGTCGGGTGCTAAAGACTTCGCCACGGCTGCACAAGCGGCGATGAAGAAAGTCCAGGCGCAAAAGGCCGCTACTTTGGCTAAAGCGGCAGAGACCAAGCCCGAGACTGCCAAGCCGGATGCTACCGTTAAGGTCATCAAGCCCCCAGTTGTCAAGACTGGCAAGTCGGGCAAAGCGGCCAAGGCGGCCAAGGCGGCGTAATCCCCATAACCCACTCGCAAGAGTGGGTTTTAATGCAAGCATGTCGTCACAAGGTATGCTTGCATTAAAACCCATTTGTTGTTTCATCCACCCGGAGATACTCCATGTCCGAGTTTCAAAAGGCCACTGCTCAAGTGGTAGAAGTTCCAGCGTTCGTGAAAGACGCCATCGCCCGCACCACCAAAGCACGGGCAGACTTTGCACATGTACAGCCGAAAGATGCAAATGTGGGCCAACTATGGAAGGTTAAGACACCCATCCCGCTGTGGGATACCATTGACCCGGAACACAGATTGGGTCCGGTGGAGATCACTGTGTTCATTGCCGAGATTCCGTTTCCCACGGATGATGACGAACTCGTTGAGGATGGAGATTACTACGGCTACTTGTGCTTGGGTGCATCAGCACTGGAAGATTTTCCAGTGTTAGATAGTGAATTGAAGAATTACCAACACGCACCGTATGCGTGGTGGGTAGATGTCAAGCGGCCCGAAGGTAGCATCCCCGCTACATCAGCAGAATTTATACTGCCGACGCATCCCGTATACGTCAGACGTGAATGGCTAGTCGCGTGTGAAGGCGACTTGGGTGGTAAAGAAGCTGTAGCCAGAGTCCAAAACCAATTTTGGCACTGGCTAGAGTATAACGACTCCCCATGGATTGATGAAGAACATCCACGCAACAAGATCGGAGGTCATAATCCGATGAATGTTGTAGACCATGTTAGAGAGTGCTGGCGGCAATTCAAAAACTAGCTAAACAGCATTCTTGAGCCAAGGATGGCTTTTATCCACGAATTAATGGAGGTGTTTGATGAGTGAGATCATTATGCTTGCCGTTATTTTCGGCATGATTCTTTATATTTTGTCCACTACTTTTAGACGAGATCGCTAACATGGCTAAGACTTATTTTGTGACCCGGCATCAAGGTGCCAAAGATTGGGCAGCGCGTAAAGGCTTTGATGCTCAGATTGTTGAGCATTTCGATGTGAAGACTGTCGAAAAAGGTGACGTGGTGTTGGGAACACTACCCATCCATCTCGCTGCCGAAATTTGGGATCGACAAGGACGTTACTTCCATCTGGTATTAAACATTCCAGCAGATTTACGGGGTATGGAGATCACTGCCGACAAAATGGAAGAACTCGGTGCGACATTGGAAGAATTTGTGGTACTTCGTACACCCAAGATCGTTCCATAGTTGCAAACTCTTTTAAACCGTGCTAAACTGCGCTTACGCCAGTAAGCGTAAACACCCCAACACTACGGAGAAATTAAGTATGCTTCGCGCCATGTCATTTGCACAATGGAAGAACGATTCGTCATTTGATGCGTTGGTAGAATGGGCTAACGAATTGTTGGCACAAGACCATCGTGAAAATCTAGTGTCCATTGTGGTGCTGGATGAAGAGAGTCGTCCATTATTCACGCTGGCCGATGTAGATCGGCAAGGGTTTGATTACATCGTGGATCGTCAGATCATTAATCGCTATTCCGCGTAAGAGGAGAATTACCATGTGCATGTTCAATACGGGTTGCCCCGGTTGGGAAGATTATCGGTCGGAAGATGGATTTTTCCCATGTGATGAAGAAACTGGGTGTGCTACGGCATACCACGAAACCATACAAAAGGCACTCACGGAAGATTACCCGCTGGAAACAAAAGGTCGTTATGACCGATTTGCCACGTCCAAAGAGAACAGCGTGTGGGTGTGCGCAGATTGTGGTGGTGTTTGTGACCCCGATACGCACGATGAAGAATGCCCGGAACAAGGGGGCTATGACGACCCCGATGATTCTGAATTTGGTTTCCAACCATAATGGAGACTTACATGCTACCATTTGCCGCTTTGCCAGGTGATGACGTAACATTTTATCTGCTGGCTGAACATTGCGTCATGCAGATTCATCAACCCGTCAATGAGTACAAGGTTTTCACCTTCCCATTGTGGGATTTAGAACTGAACTTATTGTGACGGAGAATTGTATGCTGCCTTTTACTACGTTTCAATATCCGGGTTACACGTACTATCTGATCGGGTCGATGATTATTGTAGAAATCATTAACCCGCCCAATTCGTTCACCGGAGATTATCACGCAGTTTAAACTATGATCTTCCACTCCCGCCTTCGGGCGGGATTTTTGGGGCGAGATTGAGAAGTGGCGTTAAGACTTTATCTGTAAAATCTGATGAATTGCAATGATTAAGATGAAAATTTACATCACCCCGGCGTATTGGCAGAGTGGAGTGTATTACTCTGTTTGTTGCATCCTTCTTCCACGGTATGGAAGAATTGGCACCACATTGTATTCATGATCAAACACTAATGCTGAAGGTGGTTGCTGTGCAATTCGTACCAACTGCTTATGGTACATCTTAGCTTGTCCCAACATAAATTCCCGAATTTCGCCAAAGGTGACTTCACGATTTAAAGAATACAATCTGATTGCACTCAATTCAATGTCGGTAACGAAAGACTGTATGTGGCCCTCTAATTGATCCCGCGTCAAAAATATGGCAGAGATCAATGGAAGATTCATGTGCTGACGAAAATTTCTGGCGTTTGCTTGCGGACAATTCAACAAACTTTGGTAGATTTCATTAGTCAAACGACAAACCCAGATGTTTCCACAACCAATGGAATTTTGCAAGATGTTCACCCAACGACAACGCACCTGTTTAGCTGTTTGTCGTTGCTCAGATCCAACTTGCAACAATCCCAAACCTAACTCTTCCAAATTGAACGGATTATCTTGAACAACAATACGCTCCTTTTTCAACAATTCTTCCATTGCAGCAAATGCATCAGAATATTTAAATTTCCATTCTAGTGCTTTTTCACCCGTAAAGCCCATTGCCAGAATTTCAAAACCTTGACGATCCATTTCGTAGTAAGGAACTCTTTTACCATTGGCTAATTCATTGATTCTAAAGCACAATTCAAAATTGGGTTGTGTACCATTTTTAATTCGCTTCAGATACGTATCTGATTCTGTAATGTTTCTAATATCACGCATCAGATTAAAATGCTCTTTTTCAAACACTCGCGCCACAATTAAAGAATCCGTTTTCAATTTACCGTCTTGATTGGAAACTAAAACGGGCTTTATTTCTCGACGTTTTAACGTAATCATTTTAAAAATCTCCAAATAAAAAGGTTGTTTTGTTTGAAGGTAGTAATCGGAGTGCAGAACCGAACATCAAACAAAGCAACCTGATATAAAATCTTTAGCACTCTTTTCTCTTACTACGGAGTGTGTTCACTATACAGAAACTAAAGTTAGTTGTCAAGTATTATTTGCAAACTCTTAAATGCCGTGTTAAAATTGCCATGCGCCAGCATGGTGTAAGCACTGGAAAACTTGGAGAATTAGTCATGAACGAATTCAGAATTACGTACATTGCTGTGACTCGTAAGAACAGTATTCGTAAAAGTTCTTTTCGATTTGGCGCAACATGCGCTGAAATGGCAAGATTGGCTGTGGAGAATTTACTCAGCCAAGATTTTACTTTAAACACATTCAAGATTTTGACTGTGTTTTTAGTATAATTCATTGCAAAATCTTCATTGGCGTGATACACTGCGATTGCGCCAATTTTGCGCAACCCACGAACAACTTGGAGAATTAACATGTATACTTCCACCAATTTTCAAACAAAGAAAGCTTTGAAGGAAGCAATTGCCAAAGGTGATCGCGTGACCATTTTCCAGCCCGGACCTTTTGGTGGCAATACTCCCAAGAATGGTAAGGTAGCATTGGAAGGACCACACTACCCACAGCCTCATAAATGGTATGCTACTGCAACCATTGAAGATGGTTGTGTTGTTAAAGTAAACTAATGATTCCATTGCCAAGGATGGCACTTTACGGAGAACTAACATGTTAAAGATCGAATGGTCTGGCAAGTTGCACGATCAAGAAATTATGGATTGGCTAGAATCCGAGATTAATGAAGATGCGGTCATAGCTTACGGAGAAGCTATACCAGATCACATGTATTGGGATGACATGGAACCCATCAAGAACAAACTCAATACTGTACTGGAAGAATTAGGGAGTTCATTGCAGTTGTTGGAGTGCGTCGGTGTAGATGATGATGGTTACACTTGGCGCGTCCGAGATTCTGGACAACATTAAGGAGTGAATCATGTCTTATTACCGTCACCCCAAAACGACTCAAGAGCGTAAACTGTGGACAGGTCTGATTATTGACTCAAAAGAATTTGATGTCAATATCAAATTACGTGCTGCCAGATCCGCACGTAACCTTCCCAATGCATGGGATGATTGGGTCAGAAGTTCATACCAAGTCAAAAGCTGGAAGAATTACCGAACACAACAGTACCGCTAGACTGAATACCCACATCATAAGATGTGGGTATATCACACAATACAGCAAGCAGATTTGTTGTATTGTGTGATATACCCCCACTAATCGGAGAATTAATGATGATTGAAAATCGCCAAGACTACGAAACGTCCAAGATACTTCCCAAAGCAAGAAACTTTCACAATCCATCCAAATTCTTTACCATGGTTTCGATTGGTGGAAAGATGGAAGTTGCCGCAACCACACCGGGCATAGGTGAACTGGTGAATGTGTTAAGGATGCTGGACATTCCGATGCTGGTGTGCATGGAAGATTCATTGATTGAAGATTTGGTGGCGCTTCAATCTACCAACGGACTGTCACTCAAGACGGCTTATGGACAAGATGTGTTCGTAGTGAAGGCTAACAATGTAGAGCAGGTGGGTCGAAAAATTGCTAGAATGTTAATGAACATCTAGTAAAAGTACAACCACTCAATACAGAGTGGTTGTACTGGAAGATACATCTGTATATTCCAGTACAACTATTCCACTGGAGAATTCACGATGAAGGTATCCGCTTTAAAATCTTTTTGGATGCACTGCCGATTTCATAGCACAATCTTAACCATTGCCATGTATTTAGCACGATGGTCTTGTGGTCAACCCATTATTATTACTGACGATGAAGGCGATCATCGTATTTCCAGCGATGACTATTTCATGAAGAGGAACTAACATGAATATGATAAACATCTCCGTTCGGAAACCGAACGGTTCTAAAATTAAGGATGTTATTATTCTCGGACACGGCTATAACTGTGTTAAAGAATGGGCCATTAACCAAATTGAAGAACAAGGACCTTTTCCCACTCCATGTACCGTGGAAGGTTTTGTTTACCAAAATGGAGATGGCTGGTCTAAACTGGAATCACTTTTTATCCCACGATTGGAGAACTAAAATGTCCTTTTATTCACGTATGGAAGGTGAGATTGTTTTTAGTGACCAAGATTCATTTCTAAAAATAATCAACATCTTAAAAAAAGGTCTTTGGATTGATGAAGAGGGTTACTTTTTAAATGAAAATGGTCATCGAGTAACAGAGTTCCCCACCATTTTCAATGATAAAATGCAGATTTATATTCCCAATTATTACTATCGAAATCTGACTAACATCAATTTTTTTAGAGAAAATGGAACGGGTTATCTCATTGGAACATCTACGGATGGATGTTTCGCTGGATGGATTCAGACTGATAAAACTGAAACACATTATGATCTTTTGATGTGGGCTACGAATGAATTAGGTGAAGAAGAGGTTCCAGATCCCGATAAAGAGTTTGAAGAATATTGTAAATGGCAGAGCGATGTTGAAGATGCATTCTTTGAATACGCTGAAGGTTGCACTTCATTTAACTGTACATTTCTACAGTAAATGTTTGCTAACTCTTTAATTCCGTGCTAAACTGCGCTTACGCCAGTAAGCGTATAACAATCCACATTACGGAGAAATTAAGTATGAACATCATTGGCGCTAAGATTGATTTATGCTTAAATTGGGATACAGATCCTCAAATTGAGATCGAAGTAGATCAGTTCCAATCCTTGGAAGCACATTGCTTTCGCTATGAAGAACGCTGCGGTGTATACCGGGCTGAAGATACTGAAGGTTTCGGTAGCTTTTTCTACTGGAAAGGTCCAGATAATAATGGAGGTTTTGGTGGCAGACACATTCCCATTATCATGCAAGACGGCAGTGAAGTGGTGTTAAAAGGGCCGTGGTCAAGCAATGCAGAAGCGGTCAATAAACAATTTCCAGATCGCAGTCCACTCATGGAAGTCTGCTTGGTGGTCAAAACTGACCAAAAAGATTTTAAGGGTAGACCTTACTACCAAAGATGTGCAAGTGTAGCCACTGTAAAACTCTGCTGTATATTACTAAACTGCATGGAATTGAGTTACATAGAACTCATGGATTATTTGCTGGATAAGAAACTGGAAGCATATAACAAAAATCCCGACTATACAAACAGAACCCAATGGATTTGCCGACGCATTGAAAAGCTTTGCAAACTTTAATATTGCAAACTCTTCAAACGTGTGCTAAACTGAATTTGCGCAGCATGGCACAACCCACTGAAATGATGGAGAATTGACATGATACTTGAATCCACGTTTTTACATAACGTAACAAGAGTGAGTTTTAGCAAGGCTCCATTTTACAGTTCCGGCACTAAATTAGATCGAGTCAAGATCATCATTCGATGTGAATTTGAAGATCCAATGACGGGCCTTACTCACACATTGGAACACGACTTCAATCTGCTTTCAAATGATGAAAGCACGATTACCATCCATGAGGTGGATGATGAAGAATCCAGTGGCTAAAGTTAATCGAAAGATTAACCGGATTCAAATTCATCGAGATCGCACTAAAGCGTATCGACCCAAAGATCAACGTGAATGGAGAAAAGCAGATGTACTACACCGACCCCAAAGATCCGGGTACTGAATACCCCAATGGTAGCAAGAGTTTTCACACACCCAGACCACAATGTTCACTCAGTAAAGTGAAAAATTGTCCCATTGCTGGTACTGAAATCAGACTGACTGCGTAGGTGACTGGAGAACCCAACACATTCTTCAGTGTTCCAGCAAGAATTCAGTACAAGAAAAAGAATATCACCGGATTCATTTCCAGAAAGGATGATGGTTATTACTTCGTGCCATACCCACACAGCAAGAATTACCACGTTCTTAATTGTAAAAATTAAGAATTTTTTATCCACACGCCCGTAGATCCTACGGGTTTTTTTATTGCCCCACACTCGGAGAATTAAGTCATGAATACGATGGTAGATCAACTGTGGTTTATTGAAGATCAGTTCAATGCATTTGAGAATGTTGAACTGAAAATGCCCAAGAATTCCAAACACATCAAGATCAATCCAATACAGATATGGACTGAAGATATGGGTAATCAAATTGGTGAGTTTCACATCAATCTGAAACGACGAATGATTGAAGATCCAATGGGGGAAAGTGTTATGCCAATCTTTCCCCATTTCATTGGTGCATCCGAAGAATTGGTGCTTCAAGAAATTTATGCTCACTTGGGAGAATAATCATGGCTGACAATTACATCCAATTCTCGGTGGGAGTCACACTCAATCCCGACAAGATCGACCAACTTAAAGAGTTAGAAACATGGTATTTAGGGATTTTTGAAGAACCCATTCCCGATGTTGATAAGATATGGGCTACGGTTCCCGCATTTGCCAAAGATGTGTTGGAACAAACTGATCTCATTGCAACGTCACTGGATTACGTAGATCGTGGATTCATCACCCGCATCGAAGGTTCCAGTTATTACTACGTGTACAGTGAAGAGTACGGTAACGTAGACTTAGCTACGGAATGGCTATATGCATTACTAAAACTGTACATCTTGATTCCCATTCCGAGTTTTATTCTGTTCACTTGGGCGGAGACATGCAGTAAACCGCGTCCCGATGAATTTTTAGGTGGAGCCGCCGTCATTACCCGTCTGGGCATTCACTTTCGAGAGTATGCATACGATTGGGCGTACAACAAGTATAAGGAGGTGTGTCATGCCGCATGAATTTTATTTCGTCAAGAACAAAGAACGTCGTGATCGGCGTACCGCTAATTTGATGTTCAAGAATCATGATCGGATGTTGAAAGCGATGAAAAAGCTCAAAAAGGAACATGAGCAGTTGATTCGACACGAACCTTTGTATCCACAAGTGCTACGTAAGATTCCCATATTGCGAACAGGAACGAGATAACCCAGACGTGCGTTGCAGCGATGCCTTTGCTGCAACGCATCAACTATAGTATTATGGACTTTTTCAAGGAGTCCGTTATGAAATACTTAACCCCCAAAGAGGTCATTAAGAAAATTAATGGTCATCCAGACTGCGCAGCAGAATTTATGCTGGCAAACTATGAACTGGATCAGGAAGATAAGATTTGGGCAATCAAAGAAGTGAATAGATCTTTCCGTATTAATCACTTGCCCATGCAAGTGGAAGATCTGTATTTCACTAAGAATAAGGAAGTTCACTGGAAAATCAAAGAATTAAATGCAAATTAATTTGCATATTCTTTAATACTGTGTTAAACTGAATGCGTCAAGCGAATTGACATAACCCACCACGTTGGAGATTAATCATGCTGCTCAGTACACTTGACATTCTGAACGATGTCGAATTTTTATTCGATTCCGCTACTAAAGAACATGTTCTTAAACATGCCGTGCAGCATGTTCCCGATTATCCAACCCAAATTCTCATTGACTCTATCAATGGAGAGTTGGTAAGATTACACATGCCATATCTGATTAAAGTGTTAGCCCATGATCACCAAGAATTGGTGTGGATTGTGGAACACAATTTGAATCCAACTCTACTGAATTGGCAAGAAAAGGTGTATTGCGATGATCGGGGAAATGCAGTATACCAACTGCTATTGGAACCTTTTAAAGCGTCCAATTTGTTGATCTTCCCAAAAACTCTTGAAAGTGCCATGGAGTTGTTTCAGATCAACTATAGTGATAGTTGGCAACTCAAGTATTATCGAGATTGGCTACTTGCCATCAACAAGACTTTATACCCCCAAGTGACCGAAGGAACGATGAACATTCTCATGAACCAATTTACCGTTCGCATTTAAGACTTTCCCGCTATTACGGAGAATCCAAATGAAACTGCATAAAGATCATGGAGTGAATCCCACCATGCGCCAGTGTTTCTGGTGTAAAGAAAGTACCGGTGAAATCTTGTTATTGGGAAATGCTTTCAAAGGTGAAGCTCCCATGTACATGGTGACAGATTACAATCCATGCGACCAATGCATGAAGAACTTTGATCAAGGTATTTTATTGATTGAAGTCAGTAAGACTCCACTAACCGAGAAACAACCCGATTTAAGCGGAGCGTACCCAACGGGATCTTATTGGGTCGTTACGGAAGATGCAATTAAACGAATGCTGCAAGAATCCATTGCGGAAGATATTTTCCAAGCTAGGAAAGCTTTTATCACTAAGCAAGATGCAATCAAATTGGGTTTGTATCCCGATGAAGAAGCGATGCAGTATTTTGAAAAAGTACATTGCTAACTCTTTAATTCCATGATAAACTACGTTTACGCCAGTAAACGTATAACTCCCCACACTACGGAGAAATTGACGTGATCAAATTCCCAAAACACGTACAAGATGTATTGCAAGAACTAGCTGATAAAGGGTTTGCTGTCGTCATATTCACCCCAAAAGAATTACAAGGCGTCAATCCAGATATCGTAGAAGAAGAAATGGTCATCAAAGGATGGAATACCATCGAGGGCTGCAAACATCCCAGTCAATCAGATTTTAATTGGGAAGATGAAGATGAAGTGTATCCGGCTTACTGTGGAGAATTGTCATGAATTTTAAAGTGGATTTTTCACCTCGTTCCAGAAAACACGCTGGATACACGTTTGAGGTCGAAGCAATTGGCCCAGTTCAAGCGAAGAGTTTGGCACGGCAGATGCTCATGAATATGGGTGAAAATTGTGCCGACTACAAAGAACCCAAAGTCAAGATCACTGGCTTGCACTGGGAACCAGAGTCAACAACTAATTAAGTTGCAAACTCTTAATTGGTATGATATGATTGCCATACGCCAGTATGGCGCAACCCATGAAACATTCGGAGAATTGACATGACACGCGATGAACTGAAAGAACTCGTTATCACCACGGCTGAAGGTATTTCCCGCGTTGTCAATGCCGGAGATCGTACTGATATAGCCAAGTTAGCCGAATTGATGCTTAAAGATCATCGAACACTTGTTCAAGCCAAGATGGAACTGTGCTTGAAGTTTATTGAAGGCTTGAATGAACAATATGCAGAAGGATATTACGATCTGCGTAATGAACATGCTTGCAAGATGGCGAAACGAATTTGTGAGGTGGTTGACAAGTACGAACGTCAGATGCCACTAATTTAATCCCATACCAAGCCAAGGATGGCTTCACTACGGAGAATTACAATGACTGATTATTCCAAAATGACTGATGAAGAATTTGATTTAGAACTGAGTGAAATCATTAACGAAGATTGTGTGGCTTATTACTTATTACAAATTCCTGGTATTTATGAGATCCTTAGTGAACACTTCCACAACGAAGTACTAGATCGTTGGGAACAAAAACATCAAGACGATGAAAAGTATGAAAACATGCTCACGGAGAGTGACGATGACTGATTATTCCCAGATGACTGATGAAGAGTTCACCAAAGGCTTGTTTGGTGAGATCAGTAATTTGTCACCCGACAAGCTACTAGAATTTCCCGGCATTAATGAGATGCTGACGGAGCATCTTCATGATGCGATTGTGACGCAATGGGAAACTAAAGAAGAGTTGCCTTTTGCAAATGTCGATGAAACGACTCTTTGACGGAGAATTGTGATGAGTGAGACTTTGGAAACGATTAAGGCCGTGTGCCGCGTATGGAAGAGCGGTAATAAAAATCCCATACTGATCTTCCCGGAAGATGTTGACCCACGAAGATACACGGTGGGAATGTGGGAAGAAGTTGGACAACATGGAGATGGAGATCCTTACGGAGTTGTTCAAAAGACTCGTTTAGCCACCGATGAAGAAACGGAGTACGTCCGCAAGATGTATGAACGGCATTATCAGTGCAAACTGAAGATGCAAAAGCGTATGAAGATCAATTGGAGAACTGCCATATAATACTTGCATAATCTTTAAAACTGTGCTAAACTACATTCGCGGTTTAGCACTCACTGATTGACCATTGCATGGAGAATTTAAGTATGAACACTGCTATTGAGATGTCAATGCCGGTTTGGAAGACTCCCGATTCGTATTTTGGTTTCGATCCGGTGGGAGATTATGTATTGTATTCCCGTCATCGAGATTCAGATCTTTTAACAGAATCCAATTGGGAGATGCTGCAACAAGAATTACAAAAAATTATTGACACCATTCCCATACCAAACACACGCACTCAGATCAATCACTGGGGTGAAGAAGAAGAACTACCCAGTGATTGGATGTACATTTGGAGCGCAGGTCATTGGGCCGTGGGTTGGGTTGAATATCTGATGATTCGGGCTGATGCACCGGAAGAATTACTGGAACGAGCGAATGATCTTCATCACTACTTGAAACATGAATATCCCATTTTAGATGAAGATGATTACATGGAACGTCAAGATAATGCCATTTACCAATGGTGGAAAGATTGCACATTGGAAGAACGAATTGATTATTGCCGCAAAACAGATGATAGCATTTTTGCTGCACGGCATGAAGATCGCATCCCGGAAGATGTGTATGATTATCTTCGTGATAGCGACATGTTCAACTAAGACTTTCATCACCACACTCCATAAGATCATGGAGTGTGGTGTACACCATTCACCAACGGAGAATTAACATGCTCGTTCACTACTATGAAAACAGACTGATTGTAGTGGGAAAATTATGGTGCGGAAGCAAAGGATCATATGTTTATGATATAGCGGAAAAAGATGTCCAGTTTTTGTATGACAATTTTGAAGATAAAAAGTTGATACAAGATTGGTGCAAAGCCAAGGCTGGAGATTTTGAAACGGTGACGGATTACCAACTTGAAGTCTTTGAAAAAACCAAGCAATTCGACGATGAAGATAGTTGGCTGATTAATTAAGTTCTTCGTGTAGTAAAGACGGGGCTGAATGGCAGATTTTGCTGTTCAGCCCCGTCTTTGGGGCAAAAGAAAAAAGTTCTGCTGAAAATTGATCTACGGAGAAAGCCACTTGTGAGACGATTTAAGCCACTTTCCCACCCAGGACGTGTTGGGATAGCGGAGTGGCTAGAAAGTGGCTAAAATAACCGTCTCAGCCGCTTACCAGACGAATTAAATGACTTGACAAGCGTGCCTACGCCAAACACAACTGCTCAACTTATTCTTAATACTCAACAACACTATAATCAGCTTCCTTTTCTTACTACGAGCAATCAATCGATAAAGATTGCCTTCATTAATATAAGTCATTTCCTGAGATTTTCGTGCTTTGGGTGTACCATCGCAATTCACTATATCCCCTTCCATTGGGGTGCCGCACTTGACAACACCCTCTGGACGACAATATTTAGCTATCATATCCGGCGCATTAACGTATCCAAGAATATCACACGAATCTTTGGCACAAAACCAAGTATTACCAGATTCGTCAATAAAAGTACGCACGATTAAGGACTTGAACTGATTTGAGGAGTCTGTTATCCGCTATTATGCTAAAATAACGCTTTTGTCAACAATTTCATACCACTTGTTATATCTTCAAAACTATGATAAAATAAACACATCAAACAATTTTGACTATATCCACTTTACGAAAGATGGTCATGTTCAAACCAAACAAAACAACAACATTATTATCAATTATTCCATATGAAATATTCAAATCTATTGAAGTTAAATTACAACTAGATTTAACATATTGTAAAGGTATCGTTGAAAAAGAACCGGATCGAGATATTTGGTTTGGCTTTGTGGGTAAAAAACCCATGAGATTTACTTACCGAGAATCCGATCAAAAATGCACATACGCGTCATGCAGATTAGAAACTGTAAAAACTAAATTAAAGACTTAGGAGATTTTTATGTCTTTTAAAAGTTGGAAAAAAGAATTCTATACAAAAGATGCAAGTGAATATATCAATAAAACCGATGAGAAATGTTTAAAACATTCTATTTTAAAATGGAAAGGAGCATTACCTGAAAATGTTGAAAAACACCAAGTAACCTATGAGCAACATGCTATAATTGAAAATTCAACAGAACAACTCTCTTACACTGGCTGGACGTGTGCCTTATGTAGAAAATATTCTGACTTTGATCCCCCTGATGACTGCAATTATTACTCTAATCCCCCTGATGACTGCAGTTGTTACTCTAATCAAACTGACGAATACTGTCCCATTGTCAGAGTTAAAGGTTCTACATGCGCGGCAATATATAAAATAACTAGAAACAATCCCACAGAAATGATTCAATTACTAGAAGATGTTTTAGAAGGCATTAAACAATGATTACATATCCTGAACATATTAAAAAAGCACTGGAAGAATTAGCTGATAAAGGATTTGCTATAGCCATTTTTACACCCAAAGAACTAAATGGTGTAGATCCAGAAATTGTTACTGAAGATATGACAATCGAAGGTTGGAATTGTATTCACATTAATAAAGATCCTAATACTCCCGATTTTAATTGGGAAGATGAAACGGAAGAATATCCAAAATGACCACGCTTAAAGATTCACAAAATTTCCAATTTACACCCAATTTCGGGCATCCTTGGGATCAACGACCGGGTTTTGATTTATTAGAAATTCAAGTGGACACTCAACAAGAACTTGACCAACTGATTGCCCAAGCGCATAAAGAGTTCTGGCACACCTGGATTGCTGGACGACAAAATAACACCTTTCGAGCAGCTCTATATCAACCCCATGGAATTGATCAAGAATGGATTGACGAACCCAAACAGCCTTTTGACGCTACAAGCTTTATCCATTAAGGTTTTTCCGCTTGTGGTTTCAAGACTTTAGACCAAAGACCTTGGAACTTTTTCCTTCTATTTAAGTTCTGTACATGCTGATTCGCCCAACGAACATTGTCTTTAGTGTAATGTTTGTTGGGCGAAATACGATCTAAACTCGTATATTCCGGCCTTAATCCCACATCAGCTAAGAAATGATCAAAAGATTCAATCCATTCCGGTTGAACCATCACGCCTCGACCTCCATAATTTGGATAATCTTTATGATTTATATTAGTACATCTGGATAACATACTGTAATAACTACTGTAAGTTCTTTTGATCGCCGGGTCAGTCAGATCTGGTTTTGAAGATCTCCGTTTTCGTTTACAGATCGGGCATTCATCATGGCAATCACGCCGATGAAAGAATTCGTGTCCACACTCTTCACACTGCTTTTGTTCGTAAATATGTCCCGATTCAGATTTATATAACATGATAACTCCAGAGTTTAATCATTAATCAGTTGCAATACCTTCAAATCCGTGCTAAAATTCATTCGTGGCAACGAATACTGCCATACCACACTGCTTGGAGAATCCGCATGAATCATTTTATCGTAGTTGAACCCGATGAATTTGCCGAGAATCCACGAGAAGCGTTTGACTGTGTAGGAACTCTGTATACGTGGCATAGCAAGTATACATTGGGAGGTCAAACGGATGAAAACCATCAAGAACCCATCAAAAATCTAAATGTATGGATTTTTGATCACTTTGAAGATGTGGCATGGATGCCTGAATTAAAAGATTATGTTAGTCATAACAATGAACTTTATTTCGAAGATATGGAAATTGATGAAGAACAAATTGCCCATTTCAATCAAATTGTTGAGGAATGGAAACAAAACAATCTGTGCGTCATTCCAGTATATATGTACGACCACTCTGAAATCACCATTAGTGATAAACCTTTTAGCTGTCCGTGGGATAGTGGTCAGATCGGTTTCATTTACATGACCAAAGACACGTTTGAAACTCAAATGCAACGACCATATTCCGTGAAAGAAGCGGAAAAAATTCTAGTTGCCGAACTTAAAGAATTAGATACGTATTTAACTGGGGATGTGTATTCGTACAGCATCTACAGCACAGAAGAAACATGTGATATGACAAAGATTTACGAAAGCACGTATCACGTTAAAGAATTTGAATGCATTACCAGTTGTGTAGGATTTTACGGTTATCAATACTGTAAAGAATCCGCATTGGCTGAACTTAACGCAATTCAACAAAAGGTGAACATTTAATGACAATACCACCGTATATGCTAAAAAAGTTACGTGGCAGATTAGGTCTTGAAGAAGATGACAAAAGTCGAGATGAAGAGTTTTATCAACTGTCGCCCGTCAAGATCGTTAAAGAATGTGCCGCATGGGAACTCGGTTATGCAGACTGGGCTACTACCATTGCAGAATGGATGGTCGCAGTGGGCGCTGAGCCAAAAGACTTTTTGAAATAAAAATTTGCAACTTCTTGTAAACTGTGATAAAATTGCTTTACGCCGTAAAGCGTAAAGCACCCCAACACTTCGGAGAATTATCATGGATAATGACACGATCATTCGCTATGGTTTTAATCTTGGTCAAGATTTAGTTGCTTGCAATTGTAAAGATGTCAAAATTACGGAAGATATGGAATATGATGAATATCTCGACGCCGTTCGACAACTGGCATGGGAAGCTGAAGAGAATTATCGTCAATACACTCCGTTTGAATTCTTTGCTAAGGAACTGAATGACGAGGAAGATCCCGACGTGGCATGGGATCTTTATGAAACAGCTATTGGAGATGGGATAGAAAAAGAATTACTTACGCTTACTGAAAAACATTTTAATACGGCTAAAGAAGAACTTTTTGGAGATGTGGAATGAAACTAAAATACAGCTACAAGATCATTCGCTTTTATCATGCTCAAAAATCAGAACATGTACTGCGGACCTTCGTCACGTACAAACACGCCAAAGAACATTGTGTCAATCCAGAAGCCAACTGGCGAACTTGCTCAAAACCCGCTAATTGTCAGCGGACACTCAAAGTAGGTCCATGGTCGGATACATTTTTTAAGATGTAAAACTTAATTGCCAAGGATGGCTTTTACCATAAAAGGTACTACAATGAGTTACAAGATCGTTAGAATGTATTTCAATCCCAACATTCCAAAACGTACCATTCAACGGAATCTGACTTTAGAACAAGCACAGAACCATTGTAAAGATCCTGAAACTTCGTCATCTACTTGTGTAAAACCCCACAACAAACGCCGTACCCGACAATTAGGGGCATGGTTCGATGGTTATACCAAGGAATAACATAATGAACGATGACATAGATTTACGATTGGAACAAGCTTTTGCATTAGCAAACAAAATCTTATACCAACTTGCTCACACCCCTGCTAACTTACAACGCTTGAATTATAAAGGTCAAGAATCTTTAACCATCTTGACACAACGGCATAATCCAGAATTTGAAGAGTTCTGGATTATTCAACACGACAAAAATACCTATGAAAGTGTATTTCCTTCTAAACTTGATGAAATGTCATTTATTCATGAAAGTTTAACAGATGCTTATCACTATATCCACGAAAAAGTAGGCAGAGTTAAAATTCACATCAAAATGTTAGACATTTAAAACCTTTTTTGGAGAATTAAGTATGATGAATCGACAAGAATTTATTTCATTCTTTTCCCCAATCTGGGCATTTCGTCATGACTTGGAAGATGGACTTTTTCAAGAATTAAAGGAATGGCGTGACGAATTTAAAGAAATGGACCCCGAAGATGATTACATGAACCTTGCTGAATGTGTAAATGAATCTTTGGAAAATTATGGCTATCCCACCATGCCCCTAACTAGGGAAGACGCGTAAACCCATCTTGGACTGCATATAGTTATTTATGCAGTCCACTACCCGTTGAGGTTATTATGAAAAATCCTTGCTATGCACTCTTAGTCAATTATGTAAACAGTTATATGTACTGGGAATTCATCCAGGATGATGAAGAATTTAAAGAAATTGTTACTCCGTTGATGGGTAATTCAGATTCAGATACTTGGGAGCGTTATTACAAATCTCACTATCAAAACGTGTTTGTGGTAGATGCAGATGAAGTAATCATTTTCCGAAATACGTTGGCAGAGTGTGTTGAGTTCGCTTTAAAATCTACTAAAGATCAAGTATTAGCCAGATATGTTGATGCAGTGGAATCAGACGATCAAGAACTACCAAACATGTCTTTTAATCAATTGGTTTATCCATATCTATACGAATTGATGGAAATCACAAAATATGAAGAATTTTCCAAACCCAGTCTAAAATCTTATATTGACAATAATTTTCGTTGAAAACTCTTTAATTCCGTGCTATACTACGTTTACGCCAGTAAACGTAGTATTCAACCATGTGTGGAGAATTAACATGTTGCACTTACGCAAACAAGATGTTCCAGCCGTTATTTTAAACTGTTATCCTCATTATAACGGCAAAAAGTTTCGATTAGTTGAGACTGACAGTTATACCATTTCCAACTACTGGAACGAAGGTTCACGCAGTTATTGCACAGTAGTAAATCTTCAAACAGGTGAAACACAGAGTCCAGCACCAGAAACTTCCAATCCATTTTTAACCATTGCTCATGCTTATTTTAAGATTCCCGATAACCATGCCGTCGTAGAACACGCTATTATCGGTGGACAAGATTCCGGTTTATTTATTTACGTCAACAAATCCAACATTACACAATTCTTACCCACCACAGCGGTTGTAGAATTGAATGATGATGAAAAACTATGTTTAGAAGCCACTCGACGCTATAAAGCCTCTTACGGTGGGGTATCTCGACGCCAGCAAGTGGGCATGTCTACCATTCGATGGGAAGATGCTAAACAAGGTTTGATTGACAAACAACTCATGAAGAAAAACGGTGCATTGACGATTGAAGGAAAGAACTACCGTGGATAATCATCATTCATGTCCATTATGCCATGTAGAATCAAAAATACGTGTCCCGTATTATTCGCATGGCTATGTATTGCACATTATCAATGATAAAGATCTATATTTAGAAGATCGACGAGGTAATACCAAAAAATATTGTCCCAATGAAATTGCCATCTTGGACTTAAGATTAGATCGCTTTAAAAAAATAACAAAAAAGCAAGCTTTTAACTGGGCAAAATCCCAAGGATTGGATAACACACTCATTGAAACTCTTTAAAGGATAATTTATGGATAAATGTTTATATCAATTCAGTTTAGAATCCGATGAAGACCTCATTGAAGGTCATGATCTGTTAACACCAATGACAAGGTATGTATTATTTGAAATTGCACATGGAGGTGAAACAACCCCATATGAAGAACATGAAATACTCAGTATCCATTTTGTACCAGAAGATTGTGATAGACAAGAATTAGAGGAAGCCGTTGAAGATTACTACGATTTTTACTTTACGAATGATGAAAAACTTTTAGAGCAAGCTATGCTAAGACTTTTTAACTACGGAGATTAAATATGGTTCCTTTTAACTACTTAAACAATGACGCTACAACCATGATGGCTAACGTCTTTGTAAATCCAGAAAATAGTACACAACTGATAGTCAAATTTCATCACGTTAAATTATTTAACGTTAAAGATATTCCCAAAGTCTTTGGTCAAGTAAAATTTACTTATCAAAATCCAACAATCATTAATGAACAAGAATTCGTTAATGAATTTACCATTGTAGAATGGTTTCTTAATCAAAATAACTAACTGGAGATTAATCATGGGTTATAGCACAGATTTCACTGGACAAATTAACATTGACCCACCATTGAATCAATCTGAAGTAGATTATTTGACCAAATTTTCTTGGACCCGACACATGAAACGTCAGCAAGGTCCATACTTTGTTGTAGATGACATGTATAACTGTGAAGATGCAACTGGGGTGATTAACTTTAATGAACCCCACAAACCACAACCTTCGTTATGGTGTAATTTTAATGCCACTGAAGATGGTACGGCTTTAGTGTGGACTGGGGCAGAAAAAACTGACTCCAGTAAAGCTTGGATCAAATATCTCATTGACCATTTTTTGAAACCCAAAGCTAAAACTCATAATGTTGAGAATCCCAACTTCAGAAACTTCACATACAACCATATCTGTAATGGAGAGTTATATGCACAAGGTGAAGATCCAAAAGATGTTTGGAAAATTGTAGTTAAAGATAATGTTGTTACCGTAAAACGTGGCAAAGCTGTATACGATTAATTCGTTGAAAACTCTGACGCATTGTGCTATAATAACTATGCGTCAGCAACCCAATTCAAGTTAAATTAACTGGAGAATTGATATGACACACTTCGCACTATTAATCAGCTTCGTGGATCATCCAGAAGCTTTTGCTTCCAAATTGTCGGAAGATTCAATAAATTTAATCAAAGAAAAATGTATTGAACATGAAGAGCCATTAAAAGAATTTGATGACGTAATTTATTCTTTAGACAGCGAAGAATACTTAATCATTTCAAATTCGATACAAAGAGCTTGTTATATTGCATTTTGTAAAAGAATTAATGATTATTTAAAATACTTAAAATCAGAAGATATAACACTAACTAACAACTACATGACTCTTGTATATCAACAATGCGTTAACGCATTGTTGCAACTTGAAACAGTGCCAGAACCCCGCATCACAAACTACATAACCAAGAATTTTTAAATAGAGAATTAACATGCCAGATATCAAAACCGGACAACGAAACTTGTCCAAACAACATGAATTAATTGAATTTTTAGGTGATAAGAATTTATTTTCACCCAAAGGAATTCAATTTCTTGCTAAAAGATCATTGGGTACACAGTATAAAGGTGTATTGGAAGTTGTTTTAAATGCGTATCGAGATGGAACACTTCAAGATATTATTCCAAAAACTCTTTTAACTAAAATCAAAAAAGCATTTAATTATGAAAAAGACATACCCGATGTTGCTTTAGTCATTATTAGCACAGGAAGACGTGCTGTAAACGGCGCTAAAGGTTGGGATGAAGGTGGAGTTTCATTGCTAACCACACCCAATCTTCCAACCAACTTTGACAAGGAAAATGAAAAAACACAAGAACGTATTGCCAAAATGCTGGAATTGCGATTACAGCAAAAAGAAGTTGTTGAAGAATTAATGGCTATTTTAACACAATATGTTCCAAAACCAGAACCCATAAAAGAAATCATTCAAGATATTCCACCACCGACTCAAAAGACCGCAGAAGTACTTGAATTTAAAACTAAGAAATCAGTAAAAGAAACTGTGGTTAAGAAACCGGATAAAGAACCAGCGATAAAGAAAACTCCATTGAAGCGTAAAGTCACTCCCAAAGCCACTACCCCAGTTAATGAGACATAACTATGTATCTTAAAAAGTCTTTTGAACTCAATAAAGATGACATTCAAACCATCTTAAAAAATGTTTCATTGGAAGAATTGAGTAATGAATTGCTATCGCGAGATGCTTGTCTCGTACCATGTTGTTTAAACGAAACGCAAAAGCTAACATTACTACGAGAACTGTTTAAACCCAATAATGTTTCGGAAGAGATGTTTAACGAATTAGAATATCAACTTCGTCGTCACCATCAAGGACTACCCGCAGAATGTGTTCACGATGTATTAATACGAATTAACCAATCTTACGACCAAACACGTTTTATTGCGGAAGTTTTACAGCCTTTAGTTGAAATTATTCGAGGTGCCAAATGATTCCTAAATTAAAGATTGTTTATGCTAATGCAACTGAGATTTGTGTAAACGGCATCACCTTGTATTTTTCATACGAAACATGCGTAGCTTTTTCTGGCCCATCTGGCAGTTATAAAACTGCAACAAAATACAGCAAGACAACATCGAAACATAAAACTCTCATGGGAGTCAACAGCTTCACTGAATTAGAAGAATCAGCATTTATTAAACGATTGACTGAAGAATTAAATGGAGAGTTTCTATGACGGAACTCCAAGATATCAATCATATTATTCGATGGGAGTTTAACAATTATAAAATTGTTAGTAATGCAAGATATTATGTTGAAGAATTAGCTAAATTATCCAATATAAACACTGAAGAACATGTTACTTTAGTCTTTCAATTTTTATGCGCAGCGACATATTGGGAAACTCAACTTGGAATTACTACAAAAGAACGATTACTAAATCTAGCTAAAAAACACTTAAAGATTCCTATATTTCCCAAATACAAGATCAAATAATTTGATTACCACAAGCGAATATCTTGCTTGTGGTAATTTTGGGAGCAGAATAAAACGAACCGTTAGCATGTTCGTATAGCAAGACTACGATTTAGATTTACATCATTAAAAATTTGCAAAATCTGAATAAACATGCTAAAATGGCAACGTGCAACGGCACAAATATCAAGTCACTTGTTGGAGATTTTACCATGCTACCCCAAACAACTTTAGACGCTTGTGAAAAAATGCATTTCAAACATCATCTATATTCAATCAATGAAGATAAGATTTTATTGTTGTTTGAAAATTGTTTTTCAATCATTTCTATCACGGCTAATACTGATGAAGAGTCTCTTCAACCATTTGTTTTAAACAATGAAAATTGTTACATCTTTGATCATTTTTATGAAGAAGATTTAATTTTGTTGGGTATTTGTACTCAAGAAGAGATTGATGAAAATTGTGCTCAAAGAATACAACATCACAAAGAATTACAATACGCACAATATTTGGCATTAAAAAAGATTTTTGAACCCAACTAATGCAAACATTCCTACCGTTAGCATTACTATACAGCAAGACAACTATTTAGATTTACATCATAAAAAATTTGCAAAATCTGAGTAACTGTGCTACAAGAGTCATGTGCAACAGCACACAATAACAGTAAAACACTGGAGAATTATCATGAAAACACAAACAACATTATTCAATCTTTTTTCAGAGAATAAAAAAGAAATTAAACTTACGGGTTATACTTATTCAATGGAATCTGATAAATTACTTTTAACTGTTGAAGACAACCTTTTTACTATTATTTCAATCACACCTGATGACGATGACAGATTTTATTTAGTTGAACAAATTACAAATGAACCATTCGACGATTTTTACCGTCAAAATTTACTTGAATTAGAAATTTGTACAGAAAAAGAACTAGAACAATATTATAAAAAACAAAAAGAAGATATAAGAAAATGTGAATATAATCAATATCTTCGTTTAAAAGCAAAATTTGAACCCAACTAATGCAAACATTCCTTCCGTTGCCTTCATTCCAACAGAGTGCCAAAGTATTGGATTACCGAAGATTAGGTAATCAACGCAATGAAGCACTGGTAGTCTATCGCACGATTAAGAATCCACATGCGATGGCATGGAAGAATCACCCATGTACGGTCATGTGGAGACCATACAGTGAAGCTCTTGCTTTATATCACAATGAGATCATTACTGAATGGATACGGCGAGGTTATAATAACCGGATGCCATTACTACCCATTCAGCAAACAAAACTCAGATTTCCACCGTGGCTCGGTAATACAGATTTTCATTCAAGCCACCGATCCGCTCTTTTATTCAAAGATTTAAATTGGTACTCTCAATTCGGTTGGATCGAACAACCCCGAATTGCATACATCTGGCCGGTTATTCATGAAGATTCACCTTTTACTACTGCATTTGGAGAACTTTAACATGACTCATTATTTCGCTACTATTGAACAAGATGAATGGAACGAGAATCCCCGCGATGAGTGGGATAGTCTTGGAACACTGTACACTTGGCATCGTAATTATATTTTGGGAGGTAAAGATGACTTTAACAATCAGTCTCCGATTCATGACTTGAATGTTTGGTGCTTTGATGAATTTAATGATCTCGCTAGTTTAAAAGAATTAAAAGGTTACAACAGTTATGAAGGTAATATTTATTTCGAAGATGAAGAATTAACTCATGAACAAGAAACATTTTTCAATCAGACTGTTAATACTTGGATTAAAAACAACATATGCATACTCCCCGTATACATGTACGATCATTCAGGTATTACTATCAATACGGGGCCTTTTAATTGTCCGTGGGATAGTGGGCAAGTGGGGATCATTTACGTCACCAAAGACACTTGTGAAAAACAACAAATTAAATTTGAAGATGCTGAAAATATTTTAAAAAATGAAATTACCACGTTGGATCAATATTTAACCGGGGATGTATGGGGTTATGCCATTTACAGTACTGAAGATGAAGAATTTGCTAATCAAATTTTGACCCATGAAGATGAATTACCCGATGACCGCAACCAAGAAGATGGTTGTGGTGGATTTTTCGGTTACGAATACTGCAAAGACACTGCAAAAGAATTACTCACCTTTTATTCCACTAAAACGTAAACTCTTATGAAAAAACATATACTCGCACTCGCACTAACACTCATCCCCGTACCCAGTCTGGCAGCAGATCCACAAGTATGCGAAGCTGTAAAAAGCATTGTAGATCTTTGTCTACAACTTAAAAAGATGGGAGTCAGTGAACAAACGGCTTCACAGATGTTTGAAGGACAACCTTCGAATATTCAAAAATTATCCAAAACAATCTGTTCCAGTGTCTATGAATTGAAACACACTGAAAACTTTCAACAAGATTTTATTGCAAATCTTTTTTATGAATCTTGCTTGAAACACTAAAAAACTGGCTGTATGCAACCCCAAAGTCCATACAGCCAGAAACGGTCCCACGAACATTACCATAGCATAGAAAACGAATGACACAAACTGTTATTTTATATGTGAAAAAAGATACAATAACTGTGTATAATCGTTTTACATGGTCTACATACCACAACCTTCCATTATGGAAAAAAATTCAATTTTGGTTAGTAGATAATTATGTCGGACACCAATATCCGTTTAGCAAAATTCATCAGATTGCTAAATATTTTCCAACCATGGAGGTCATACTTCCAGCATTGAAAGATACGTTTCGACATTATCCCAATGCAATAATCAAATTATCTTTTGCTAGAAATTAGGAGTTACGATGCTCAAAACGTGGACTAAGCCCCAATTCAGAGTACAACGTTTTAACGCAATTCAATGAATTCAGTGGCTTGGCGCGCTTACAATGTTGTCTCAAAGCTTGCGCTTTATCCACGTATTGGAGAATTTCAGCAATGTCTCGACCAACAAACCACACGTCACCATTTTCAAGAACAATGGATCTAATCTCCAATCCATTAAAACAAAATAACTGAATAACATTTGACATAATCTAAATCTCATAAAAATAAAGCCGACTTTCATTGAAGGTCGTGATGTAGCCACACTATAAACTACATTCTTCAACAAAAATCAGCTTAATTTTACAGTGTGTTCATACCTTTATTAAATCCAACTCACGACAGCCTGATTTAATAAAATTATAATATCAAATTGAACAAATCCTGTCAATCACTCTTCTGTAAATTACGCCACACCCATGGAGGGATTGGTGCTGGAAGCTCCCATAACCCTTTACGCAAAAATCGTGCTTTCACTTGTAAAGAGTCTAACGAAGCATCTTTATTATATGCTTCATACACCCAAGCACAGCCTTCATCCACCAACATCGTGTTCACTGATTTACTATCTTTGAAAATTTCTCCCACATCACGACGATATTTATCTCGTTCAAAGATTATAACATGGACACGTTGATTCAGAATTTTGTTCGACAAACACAACTTAGATTCTTTACCGAAATCTTGTTTTAATTCCGGTGCATCAATCTTAGCAAGTCTGATCTTGTGCATATTACCTTCACAAGAAATTAATGTGGCAGTATCTCCGTCATACACCTTAATAATAAAACCCACCACATCTTGTGGAGATGCTGCCAATAAAATTCCCGGCAATAAGAATAACAAACTTAAATATTTCATAGAATATCTCCCAATAAAAAAGGCACAGTAGTGTGCCTTTAACCCCAGATCAAAAGAGCTTAACCACTCGTAATCGGAGGCGTCGTTTGAGCGACCTTAGTACCCACCTGCCCACTTTGTAGCGCAGCCAGAAGCTGCCCCAAAGTAGAGGCCACTTCATTGCCGGAAGTCATCTTCAACGCAGCAACCGCTTCAGACGGGTCCACTTCGGTCAGACTCTTCACAATGCTACCCACAGCAGCCTGACGAATCACATTCATCGCCTGCTGATCGGATACGGCATTACCCATGGCGAGACCACTATAAAACGCAGGAGCTTCACCTACGTTCTTCAGATTGGCACTCGCAACGCTATCAATGATGCTTTCAGGAATCGGCATGACTCTTTACCTCATTTGCAACTTCAATTTTGATCAAGAACTCTAAGTACCCTTTACATGCTTCCAAAGGTTGAGCACCTTGACCTACCCGATAGCGTAATAAACACGCTATCGCACTACCCAAAAAATAACTAGGTGCATCTTCTACCGCATTTAAAATAACATCTTGAACAGTAAAATTTGCATCCATCATACTCTCCTATAAATCAATCAAAAGCATACACTAAAGTACCTGAAACTGCAATGAATTTTTATGACTGTTAATTCATTGACAACTTGCTTCAAAACTACCCGTGCAATGAATGATAAACACGTCAGGATTGGCCCCAAAACGGGCATTTGGGGCGGGTTAACCCGCTACCCAGTAGTCGGGTAGCGAGTCGGATATTGAACGGCTTAAATCGGATTATACGGCGTTTTACGCACTACTACTACTAAAGACTTGCGATACTCCTCTCGCAACTGATTCAACACGTCAATTCGTTCTTCAAGCCATTGTCGCTGAGTATCATACGGAGAAATTGATGATAATTCCAGTCGGCCTTCAATGAAGTCCCGTACCATACGGACATGCTGGACTAAAACATTACTTAAATTTAATCCAGGATTCTTCCTCGTATAAACCATCACCCGCTGATTCACAAAACTGCGATGAACTTCTAACACATCATCCAGTGTAAATGGATTATCACCGCCTTCGTCAAAAAACTCACATAATCCTAACTCTCCCAAATACAAAATATGCTGAATAATATATGGGAAGAAATCTCGTGTTAAGATATTGGTATGATCGAAAATTCCAATTTCACGCCGGAACTGTGCGGAGGTCATGCCAAACAATTCCAAATGAATCTCCGCTTGATGCTTAATCCACGGACCATAAGAAATTTTATGGGTTTGAAAATGCTGCTGCACCAGATTCGTTTGATTTTCGCACTGCGTCACTCGATCTCGGTAAGATTTTTGCTCAAATCCCAACATACTCACCTTTTCATGCTCCAACCGATTCACTTCCGCAGCCACTTCCTTGATCTTTGGATTGTACAACGCATCCACCTTTTGCATCCGTTCACTAATCATATCCGTGATAATATCATCAACAGATCTCACTTTAATAAACTCTTCCATTTTATTAAAGGCGTTGATGTAATCCCATTTCCACTTGGCCGCTTTCGCTCCCGTAAATCCCATAGTTAAGAATGTGAAACCATCCCGATCCATCTCGTAGTATGACTCACTTCGCTTAGCATTGTTACCAATGTTAACCAATCGAGACATTATTACAAAATTGCGCTTATGCCCTTCAGCAAAACCAAGAAAATTGGGCTACGATCCAATTATAACTGGCATACGGATTAAACCGTAATAAACCACTCAACAATTAGATAGTAGTCCAATCAATTATTACGTGTACTCGCCAAAGTACATCTTTAATATAGCATACAAAAAAGCAAAAGTCAATGATTTTCTTGAAAATTCTTATTACAAGAATCCAAAAATAAATTAAAGTCTTTCTGGATGTTTGACAAAATAAGAAGCACATCTATCTGGTCGCGCATTATCCCAACCGTGACACGTCGGTCCAGAATAAGAATAAGGTTTAGAGTTATTTTTAAAATAATTAAATCCTACACCTGTAGAATTACACGTTGCCATCGAATCTTGAGCTAAATTTTCCCATTGCCAACCCAACACACCCACAGCCACAGGAATTGCAAGTGGACCTGATCCTAACATCACGCCAACATTCCAAAAAGCCGCTCCATAACCAGCAATCGTCAATCCCATTAAACCCGAAGTACAATAAGGTTCCGGGGCTAATTTCACGGCTTGGGTAGCCCCTAACTTCACTACGGCCATCACCGGCCAATTAACATCTCCCCAAATAGAATTTGCTTCAGATAATCCATTACTTAAACCCACTGCCGTAGTAACGACATCCGCAGTTTGTGCATAATCTGCCTGCGAAATATGCGCACAACCCGAAATACTAGCACAACATAAAAACAATACTGACTTTTTCATTAAAGAATTCTCTTAAAAGATATTGTCAAAACGACCTTAATTATACCTTTTATCCACAGAAAAAATAAACCGGCTTTAACACCGGCTTATTTATCAAGATGAAACAATACGCAATATTTATACCTGGACTATACTAATCCCCACACATCTACCGTTGTCGCAGCCATCACTTTCTTCACTCGAAATGGTAGAATTTCCATTGCAGCTACGGGAATGACTAATGCACTACCATCTGCCATGATCACAGATAATGTACCATCAGATGTGCCAATTCGTAACGCACGGGTCACTTGAGAGACTTCATTCGTATCGTGTGGAACAATGGAGAAAGCGCCTACTGCTGGACTCGCTAAGTTAGGTGCGTGTGTATAAAATTGATCGGTTGCTGGCATTGATCTTTCCTCAGTTATGCGTCACTGTCCATCCACGAGAAGTCAGTGTCGATTTATAACCCAAACCCGTTACACTGGGAGCAGCATTACCTGTACCCCCTAAATTTAAAATTCTTAAACCCGTCGTGCGATTCGCATTCACAAACGCTAATAAGATCGCATCCACTGCGGCTTGTGTCAATAAATTATTTTGTGCTTGAAAATTATCTACAGTATTGGATACCGTTCCAGCAAATCCAGAAAAACAATTACTGGTAAAACCCGCTGTTATTAGTGAGGTATTAGTAGTGATATTAATACTACCCGTCAACTGATTGTTACCCACTTGCAAAGTCTGTAACTGGGTATTTAAACTTAAATCTAAAGTTCCACCGAAGAAATTATTAGACGCATAAAAAGTCTGTAATAACGTATTATGAGTTAGATCTAAACAACCCGAAAAAGTATTCGTACTCAAATAGACAATCGTAACATTGACTAATTTTGATAGATCAACTAAACCAAATAAATTCTTACTAGACCATTGAATTTCAGTAATCTTCGTAGGATCTGTGGCTCGATAAATCAAAGTCTGTGGAGCGGTAATGGTTTTGACACAAGATACGCCACTGGCTGTTTGATTATCACCCAATAACCACGAAGATCCTGAATTGGCAGATTCTACTACACTTAAATTCACTGAAGAACTACCACAGTGAATTCTAAATACATCCGTATTGCCCGATGCTAAACGTCGAGATTCCAACCAAGCTCTTAAGTCAATCTCTTGTTGTGACGTTAAAGATCCTTTTACCAGTACTCTTGAATGAGTATCTGCCATATTCCACTTAAATTCACCCGTTGTTTTATGATACACTTCAAAAATCTGTACCATATCCCATGACGAAAATCCGCAGGTATACGTACCCGCATCTAACGTCGATAACGTCATATAATCATCAATACGATCATGATTCAAATAAAAACGACCCCCTGAATCTAACCGTAATAAAGGTCTACGACTACTGGTACTTTGAATAGCATGAGTTAGATCATCCAACACAAGTTCCGTGGTGTTATCATCCCATAAGAGTAATGTTTCACCATCATCCCACAACAAAGAATCAGATGTTGTAGAATAATCAATAATTAATGCAACAGGTTGACCCAATTCATTAATGGGGATTGTCCCCGCAACATCTTGAAAAACTCGTCCAAAACCTAAATAATCTTTATGAATTAAATTTGGTTCAAGATCAGGAAAAGATACAGCCGGTGTACCCGATCCCGTTCTATATTGACTACTCCATAATCCCAAACCAAATTTAAACATAATTCACTCTTTAATTTGTAGCCAAAATCGCGTATTGCGGCTCACGCAGATTCAGTTCGGTTTCGGGGGGTTCTTTGTCAGCGGTCATGAGATCATCACAGTAATCGGTATCCTTGATAATGACATTGCGGACAATGCACTTCCTTCTTGGGAGGATTAGACAATAGAGCGTATTCATGCACATCGCACAATGATGATCCACATTGCGGGCAGGCGATATTCGGAGCCGCGTCCGTCGCCTGATGTGCTTTATTGAAGTCCTCTAATGTCCACTGTTGCGAATGGGTCACGGCGTTTCTTCTACTCGTGCCGCCACTTCTTCATCCCGCTCTAAGGCCAGATGCCAGTACAAGCTGAACAGCCCCACGTACAAATCTTGATAGGTCATTGTCTGGCCATCAATAATCTCGTTCGTTGCGGGATTGCGCAGTGGGAATTCCACGCTCAGGTCGTCAACCACTTTCCTAATCTCGCCCGCCGGTTCATAGATCGCCCGGTCGGCCAGGTTGATGACGGTTTCTTCACGGATGAGGAGGGAAGGCGTGCTGTTTGCCGGGTTCTCAAAATAGAGACTTCTCCCGCGTGTATAAGAAGTTCCAGCGATACTGTTTTCCCGATAATCGGCCATAATAATACCTATGCAGTTGCAACAGTTAAAGTGCCGCCATTGGCGACGGTGATAAGGTAACGGGTTCCATCAGGACTGCGAAGGACAATTCCCCCACCATTGACGGTATTCTCGATGGTGTCCGGGGTGTAGATCGTGCCGCCCACGGCGTCAATGGTGAGATTCCCGGCGCTGGAGACGGTGAACGCGGCGTAGTAACTAGCATCGTAGCCTAACCGTAGCTGCTCAGTCGTCTTCACCGCATGAAGCGCAGCAGAGGGTGAATCAACTCCTGTTGCGATGTCGCCATAAAGTCGAGTCAGCGTAGTGGCAGAAGTGCCTATTACCGTGGTGTTGGCACCAAGGCCAATCGGCGTATTGCCGCCGATGACGACTGAATTGTTGTCGCTGTTGTCTTTGCCG